CAGATCTTGAGACACAGAACCGAGCGGCGGGCGGGGTGGTGGGGGGGGGCGCGCCCTGGACCCTTATTTTACAGCTTTTCTGATTTCGAGCTCGTGCTCATAGCAGCTTTTGCAAATCAGATAGCCAATGCCAATATCGTTTTGGATGGCCGCAGACGTATATGCGTTGTGCTCGTTGATGGTACGTCCGCACGCAGCACAATTGAGCTCTTCGTTGGCATGAACCATGATGTCGCAATGCCCGTTCTGAGGTGGGGTGTACGGCGTATATTGCTTCTTGATGAAATCGTATTTCTGCATTTTATGGCACTCCATTATTCATTGTTTTCTTTCGCTATTATATCACAAATTGTGGTGCTAAACAAGAAAGCAGTCCCCCATAAATTTACGAACAATCGCTGACTTTGGAGATTGTGACGTTTGCTGAAGGATTTGTACCTTTGAGCAGTATCCTGCCGTTAGATTTACCAAACGAAGGCCGGGAAAGCCCACGATTTCAATCGTGGGAGGTGTCAAGGACTGATTCCGTGAACGTCCTCACCAAAGCCTTGCAGCTATAGATGAAACATTCTGCTTTCAAACTTTGGTAGGAATCCAATCCACAATTTGCGGAACAAAGTCGGCTTATCGGAATATTGCATCGGAATAATATCAAGGTATTTTCGATATCGTTCCGAACGGATGAATCAGTGGCAAATGAAGGCACTTTTGCTTCCTGGACAATTTTGTTGCTTTGCTGTATGATTAAAGTACAACAATTAGGGCAATACAAAAATCGATAACGGCGAGGTACTGACAAATGGACGCGACAATGCAGACGGCTCTCCGGCTCCACGAGCAAGGTATACCTAGAAGAACCATTGCCAAACGTGCAGGCATCTCATTGCAGAAAGTGCGCAAAATACTGATTACGGCCGGGGCCTGGTCAGATGAAACATCAGAAAAAATCGGGAAGCTGCGTGCGAACGGTATGTCAGTTCCTGAAATTGCAGAAGAATTGGGTGTAAAAACCAATACTGTTTGGAGCTATTTGCCATACAGCAAAGGCATGTATAATCAAGAATATCCGACCATTAACGCCATTCGAGTCCGAAATTCGAAGCGAAAAGCAAAAGAAAAAGCCCTCACCTGCACGGATACCGCACAGAATGAGGGCAGTGGCGCTTGCTGAAGGATTCGAACCTTCGGACAGTCTCCCATCGTCGGTTTTCTGGACCGATTTCATCAACCACTCGAACAAGCAAGCAGATGGCGCAGAGGGTGAGATTCGAACTCACATGCCGCGATTTCCGCGACGGCAGCTTAGCAAGCTGCTGCCCTACCGTTAGGCGACCTCTGCATAATGCACCTTTTAACGTAGGTGCGACGTAGTGACCCCTGGCAGACTCGAACTGCCGACTCCAGCTTGAGAGGCTGGCGACTTGGACCAACTTGTCGAAGGGGCCTTATGGTGTGCCGGGCTGGATTCGAACCAGCGAACCGAAACGGAGCGGTTTTACAGACCGCCTGCTTTAACCTCTTGCATACCGACACATATGGTGCTCCCGGCTGGAATCGAACCAGCGACACGCGGTTCTTCAGACCGCTGCTCTACCAACTGAGCTACAGAAGCATGGTGACCCGTGTGGGTTTCGAACCCACAATAACCTCCGCCGTGAAAGGGCGGCAACTTTACCAATTCGTCCAACGGGCCATATATAGCCGCAATCCTGCGGCGAGGGTTTATGCGATGACAAGGATGTCATCTATCTTGGTATCCAGCATCGCTGCCAATATCACAAGGTTGTCGATGGTGGGGAGCGCTGTTCCAGCTTGCCATTTGGCAACTGCCTGCGTGGATACGCCGAGTGTATCTGCCACATCCTTTACCTTGATGCCTGCTGCCTTTCGCAGGGCCTTGATATTGGCACCTGTCTGCTGGATATCAATAGTAGGAACGTTCATTTTTCTTGCTGCCTTTCTGTATTGCAGGCAACAAAAAAGCTGCCTGCCGAAATCTCGACAAGCAGCTATGACATGCAGTTATCGCTTAGAAGACGCACCGCATCTGTACATGGTCTGTTTTTGCCTGTCGAGGAGTATGAGAAATAAAACTGCGTTCAAAGGACATGAACTCAGAATATTCGTAACTATACTCATACGACATGACATTAACAGTGTTGCACAGCATTTTGGGGTATCTCCTTTCGTTTCGTTCTGATATTATTATACCATGTTTTTGCACATCTGCAATCAACTTGTGGTTTAGTTTTTTGGTCTGTATACTCTCCAAAACAAAAAGCCGCCTCTTATGTGAGGACGGCTTTTCTTATTGTGGCAGGGGTAACACGACTCGAACATGCAACAAGCGGTTTTGGAGACCGCTGCTCTACCACTTGAGCTACACCCCTATATAGATACTCCAGCTGGGAGTCGAACCCAGAGTAAAACGGGACTTAAAGCCGCCGCGTTTGCCAGTTTCGCCACTGGAGCATATGGCGGGTTGTGCAGGATTCGAACCTGCGGCCCACGGATTAACGGTCTGTTGCTCTGCCAACTGAGCTAACAACCCATAAATGGCAGTTGTTGTACTGCCGGACATGGTACTCCCCGAGGGATTCGAACCCTCAAAACGGTGCGGTTTGAGCGCACTGTGTCTGCCAATTTCACCAGAGGAGCTTATGGCGGGCGTAGCAGGATTTGAACCTGCGACAAACGGATTAACGGTCCGCCGCTCTGCCTACTGAGCTATACACCCACAAAAGTGGCAGATAATGCTCTGCCGGGCATGGTGCGCTCGCGGGAAATCGAATCCCGAACACCCCGATTAAAAGTCGGGTACTCTACCGATTGAGTTACGAGCACTTGTCGCGCATCTTCCGTGCCTTGCTTATGGGAACACAGCTTTGAGGAATCTCACTTCCGATGCGCATGAAAGTGAGCGTTGGCCGAGAATGGTCGAGTCGAACAACCGTTGTCAGGGTCAAAGCCTGATGCCTTATCGTTTGGCGAATCCTCGAATATACATTATGTATAATAGCATACACTTTAATAAGCCTGGCTGGAATTCACTCCAGCGGCATTAGAGTGGCCTGATTTTGATTTTCTGCATCAAAAAAGCACCCATCAGGCGTTGTGCGTCTGACAGGTGCTCATATCGTGCAGAGTATGGAAAACAACCGATACTTGGATGATTTTATTCAACCATCGCTGCACTATGATTTGCACAAACAGACAACACAAAACAGCCGAAGAGATTCCAATTGCTCCACAGCTTTTGCAATTTATTCTGTTTGTTCATCATAGCAGCAAACATCGTGCAATTTTCCTTTCATCAAATTCAGTGTCTATATTATACAATGTGTAAAATACAAAGTCAAGGCTTTTCATAAAAATAATAGCAGGCCCACGCTTATTGTTTGTCTGGCTTCCAAGCCACAATCCGCACTATCACATTCGAGAGCAGTACGTCCTCATACGAGCACAGTACGCCTAAAGCGTTAGCCATTCTGGACTCGTAGTCAGCCAAAGCCAGGTCGATGGGCACGTTGATTTCAGCAGAACCATCCGTTGTTTCCAGAACGGGAGTCCTCGTGCTTTTCCTTTTGACGCTCCAGTTGTTTGCCAGCAAGTAGTCGTACAGTGCATACGGATTAACTGCGCTTATACCTTCTCTCGATGACAGTATCGTATATGCCCGCTTGTATTTTCTGGTTCTTTCCAAGTCCCTTTCAGTTGGAGTGTGAGGGAGCCTGGTTAAGTCCATATTGCTGCTCAGGTCCGAGAGCTTTACTTTGACAGCAATCGAATTTTGCTGAACATACCAAAGATATTCAGCATACGATATACCCTTGCTATGGGTCAACGTACTCACAGCGTCAGCAACCTCTTTTGGAAACCCCGTTCTGATGTCTTCTATTGTGACGGACGTATCTTCGACCGTATCATGCAGAAATGCCACAGCCTCGGCTATTGGGTCACCTTTTACGCCTTCTGCTACAACCGTAACGTGCGCTTTGAAGTAGTCCTGCCCAGCCTTGTCTTTTTGCCCGGCATGAGCCTTAACAGCCCAAGCTCTGGCTTTGGCAACCATCTCGATGTCAGACTGTTTTGTCATGGCGTTTCCTCTTAATCTGCTTTTTCTCTAGTATACATAATCCTATTCGATATAGCAATCTGTTGCCTTGTATTGCTCACAAAAACAAAAAAGCCGGGAAACCCCGGCAAAAATTTGGCGGTCAGAGTGGGATTCGAACCCACGGACGTTTGCGGCGTCGCTGGTTTTCAAGACCAGTTCCTTAAACCACTCGGACATCTGACCATAAAAGGATGGGGCGGGACCGAAATCCCGCCCCACAGCAAGGAGAAAAAACTATCGATTACCGTTAGTTAGAGGATGGCAAATTAGTGGATGCCCAGGGAAGCGGCATAAGCAGCTTCACGAGCGGCAACCTGTGCCTGCAGAGCAGCGATGGAAGCGGCATAAGCGGCTTCACGCTTTTCAGCAGCAGCCTGAGCTTCAGAGGTGGAAGCGTACTGGGGCTCGTTGCCAGCCAGAGTGCCAGCATAGCCCTTGACGCCATCAGCGCCCTTAACAGTCAGGACTTCATGACCACAATGGTCACAGACGTAAACGTTACCCTTGCGGGTCCAGTTGTGATAGCCACAGCTGGTGCAGACGGTGTACTCATTGCCCCAGGTGCCATTGGCAATAGCGGCGGCAATTTCACCATGTTCAGAAACCTCAACGTTTTTGCGAGGAGCGGTCGGAGTAGTGGTGGTAGTACCGTTGCCCTTGTTGGAGCCGGTAGAAGTGTTGTCCTTACCGGTGTTGTCCTTATCGGGGGCCACTACGTCGCCCTTGTCATCGGGAGTGGTGGTGCCGCTGTCGCCGGTATTGTCACCCTTGTTGTCGCCCTTATCGTCGGGGTTGGTGACATCGCCCTTGTCATCGCCCTTGTTGTCATCCTTGCCGTCATCGGGAGTGGATGCAGTAGTGGCTTTCAGGGTCAGGACATTGTCGTGAATGTCATCGCCCAGGTAGTAGAACAGGCGGTCATGGTTCAGGCTCTTGCTGGACGCGGTGTAAGTATCGCCGGAATCGGTGGTCCAGGCTTCAACGCTCTGACCATCAACGCTGCCGGGGAAAGTGGCGGTGTCAGTTTCGGTCAGCACAGTGTTGCCGTCAATCTGATAGTTGATGGTGATGGAACGCGGATTACCTTCGGCCGCATAGCAGGAAGTGATGCCGTCAGCGGTGAACCACTGGTCAACTGCATCGTACGGCAGAGTGTCGCCGGGATAGTAGTTGTAGGTGTAGCCGCCGTGGCCCTGCAGGGTAATCCAGTAACCGTAGTCATACTGGCTTGCCGGGAACGTCATAGAGCCGCCCGGAGCCAGGTCCTGGGAAGAACCGTTGCTGAAAGAGAAATGATAGGTGTCGCCGGTGGCTGCGAATGCTGCGACAGGCAGACAAGTTGCCATCATACCGGCTGCTGCAATCCCTGCGATTGCTTTGATGATTTTCTGATTACTCATGCTGTGTACTCCTTTGCTTTTTTGATTTTTTCGTCTATTTATCTGCATTTATTCAGATACCGGTTTGAAAGAAATCAGCCGCAGCTTTGCTGCGTTGCCCACCATCTGCCACGTGGAGGCTTTCTCATGGATGGTTGACGAAGCAGATATGTGCTTCGCCAGTGTCGCAACCGTCTTCGCCACTCGACACAATTTCGGTTTGAATTTATCCCCGTAAAATCGCATGTCCATGCTGCGCGGAGAGGATAAAATTCTTCGTGGTATGGTTTCGGAGTTCCGCGCCTGATTGGCCGTACTACACGCAATGCAGTACAATACCCCAGATACCTTTGGCGAAAGGAAGCGAAAGGGTGTCTGGATGGAGAAGGGAGATGGCCTCGAACCATCGATACCCTGCTTTGCGGCAGGTGCTTTATCCAGCTAAGCTATCCCTCCATGATGGCGGGTCAAGCCCGCCAAATAGCGTTACGCAAACTGGAAGTCGCCGTACTGAGTCACGGCGCGTTCCAGGCGCAGAGGAATGGTTTTTGTGCTCTTCTGAGTGATGTCCTCGCGTGCTACCTGAGCTTCACTCACGCCAGCCGCCTGCAGGACTTCATACAGATTGGAAGGACCAGTACCAGCATAACCACAGGTCAAGCCATTCACCTGAAGCGTAAAGCCGTGCAGATGCGGTGCCAAACCGGGAACGAAATCGAATTCAACAATGACCTCGTCGCTCTTGTCGTTTACACGGTTGACAGAGATGGCGCGGACGTTCTGATTGCCAAACATTTCAATCAGCTTTTTGGCTGCTGCAGCGGTTTCAATGGTAGTCGTACCTTCAACATTGATAATTGCCTGTTCCATAAGTTTCATCTCCTTTCTATTATCGCTTCATTGGGTAATGGGGCTTGATGGCAGGTTCGAACTGCCGACCTGCGCGTTACGAATGCGCTGCTCTACCAACTGAGCTAATCGAGCACGATAGGGTGTTTTATGCTGGTCACCCCTTGAGCGAGAAGCCAACTCGCATCCAGCACCATTCGGCAGCCACGCCGATAGATTCTGTATTGTACCCTCTTCACCGTTTTCCGGTCTTATTCGCGACTAACACCGGGACTTTCGAATACTTTCAGGCACAGCACCTGTTTGTCTATTATTTTTGAGGCTGTCTCATCGACATTCGGACAGCGGACCACAAGTGGACCATGCTCACCAAGTTTAACGTCGTGGCGTACGGTGACTGCGACGTGTGGAGCAAGTAGCGGGGGTCGAACCCGCGTCTCCGCCTTGGAGGGGCGGAGTATTAGCCGTTATACGATACCTGCATAAGATTGCGGGTGAACCCTCACTTAGCCCCGCCATGACATCCGTTTAGTAGGTCGTCATCCCCGGATGTCATCTTCACACCACCTGACAATCTTGCGAACCTCATCGTTGACGATACGCGAGAATCCAAGAAAGCGCTTGGGTGTTGGTCAACTTCAAATTTTGAGCCCTGTCGTTGATTCCCTGTCAAATCGGGTTAACGGTTGTTGTTGGGCTGTGTGTGAGACTGCGGCGAAACTTACCAGTTGCCGTGCAGCAATCTCGCCTTTACGGCTGTGTCGCGTCTGGATGCGCCCCGACTTGACGGGGATGCTCGTACGTTTGCATGCTTCTAAGACATTCGTCAGCAGCCGCAAGAGCCGCTGTCCGCCACCCGCCACGAGGAGGCCGTCTTAATGGGTGGCATGCTGTCCGCCAGATGTTGTGTATAGCATCGTATCATGTGACTTCGATACATCCAACGGATAGCGTCTGGAGCTGGAAATCGGACTCGAACCGATGACCGACTGATTACAAATCAGTTGCTCTACCAGCTGAGCTAAACCAGCAAATACAAACATTAGCCAGATGCCCGGAACACGGAAACATCTGTTGTCCACCGTCCGCCGCGTGGAGGCTGTTTGCTTGGACGGCTGGCGCGGAGTTACCCGCGCCAAAGAAAGGAAGGATGTTACTATGAAACGGATGATTTTCACGCTTCACTTGTGTCAGCTCAAATGAAGCCATGCGACCAAGATTGGGGAAAGGAAAACCTTGATGTCTCAGGAGCCGTTCCTCTTCCTGAGAACAATTGTATTATACCATATATGTGGTATCCGGTCAATGAAAAGACACAATATATAGTGTCTAAATTGTAAACAAACATTAAGATACCACTATATCTAGTGGTTGGGGCAAGCGCATCAAAAATGCCTTGTGGTTCCGGCAGATTGCAGGAAAGTCAGCAAATCTTTAGCCGAACCTACCATGGAAACCACAGCGCCACTTTTCGCGTACAGGTCGGCAATGGAATCTTCCTGCCCCTATGGTTAGTCCTTCCCAAGAAAACGCACCCACTGTGTACGCTTGATTGGCTTGCTGTCGAAAGCACAGTGCTCGTCATGATAATCCGGCATCAGTTTCCGCTGGAAACACCTCGTACACGCTGACATACAGCATCCCCGGCTTGTAGTCAGCGTACTCAACCGAGCGTTTTTGGTCGTATACTTTCACGTCTGAGTCATCGTCCGCCGTGAGCCAAAGATACTTGACGTGCTCAGCATAGCGCGGGTCTTCGATACGATAGCTCTGCCCCTCTTTGATTTTCAAATGACGTGCATTTGCTTGGGCACGCGAAAACTCAACGAATGCGCCGTAGTCGCCAATCACGATTCGGTTATACCCGCTGGCAATGACCGTGCCGCTTCTGGTTTCGAGTTTGGTCGTATCGCCGGACATATTGCACCATTCCGGCAAAGTTTCTTCAAATTCTGCCCGCACATCCTTGAAAAAGGTACGTGGGATGGGCTTGTATTTGTATTCGCGGGCAAGCTGCTCCTGATATTTGAGCATCCGAGCGCCGGTTTCTGAAATTTTATGCTTCATGACTAATCCAACCATTCTTTTTCAGCTGTTGCAGGGCTTCTTTCTCAGAGTTCGCCTGCTTCATCCAGAACGACCTTCCCCTGCTCGCGATAATCACCCGTATAGTTGCTGCGGATGATGTTAGCGGCACGGTCATTTCCCTGTTCTTCATAGGCTTTGGCGATAAAATCGACGTAGGCTTTGAACTTCTGCTCGTCACCGTCTCGATGTGCTTCAATGAGTTTTCCAATCGTCACAACGTTGATTTGGTTCATGATTTTTTGTCCTCTCTTTCCATGCTTTAATTATACTCTTCCGTCAGACTGAAATGTGATTTTTTGACGATTGTTAGCGGAAAATTCATAATTTGAAATGGCAAAAGTTGAACGTTGGAACGTCTGAATCCGGGTTCTCAACCTGGTATTTAATGACTCTTTTTTGCGCCCCTAAAGCCTTGTATGTCTGCTCAGCATTCACGCATAAGCCGTTGGCAAAGAAGAGAGTGGAACCATTGCGTTCACTGATATTTTCGGCAGAATACATTTTTGGCTTTCTGATTCCGGGGTCAAGATGGATTCCACCGCGCATCAGCTTTTCAGCATAGAACCAGACATCAACGCGGGAGAAAATGTAAAGCAGCTGCGTGGTTCTGAAATAATAGAGAATCTGGTCCGCACCACTCCTGTATACCCAGCCCGGGGTGTGCCATAAAGGGTCGATGCCATCCCTATACCGCCGCGCCACCCGTTGTTCGTTCAGAGCGTCAGGCACCATGGAGAAGTAGTCCACCGAGGTTTCCAGGTAGAAATTTCCGGTATTGTGACTGTCCACTTTCGCTTCCAGACCAAAGGTCTTGCCATTTTTCTTCCAGACGATGAAATCGGTATCTTTGTCTTGATATGATTTATCCTGAGTCACGTCATCGTAATGGCTAATGCCATGATTCACTTTGATAATCGGGTCGTTAAGGAATTTGCGAGCCAAGTCTTCTCCGAATTTTCCCTCATCGAGTTGCTTGGACATCTTAAACTGACGAGGGCTTTCTTCCCAGGCTATCATACTTTTACACGGCATCTGCCGAATTTTCAGGCAGCTGCGATACGATATGTGCAACGATACGTTCTGTACAGGCATTGACAACGGCGCTGGCAGTCCGCTGTTCACGCAGCGAATGGCAGAGTTCGTCGAGTTCGGATTCCGTGAAGGGATAGTCTGCCGAAGCAAGGAACTTTTTGCACAGTTCTTTTATGTCATCGTCGCCTAAAGGCTTGACGCGGTGTTTGAAAGTGAATCGGCGAATGAGGGCTTCGTCAAGGTTATCGACGCGGTTTGTAGTGCCAATGAGAATGACGTCATTCGGGAGCCGGTCAAGTTCCTGCATCAAAGCAATGGTGACACGGCTCATTTCAGCGACGTCATCACGGCCGCCACGGCACATTCCGATGGCATCAATTTCGTCAACGCAGAGAACGCAGGGCGCGCGTTTTGCGTAGTCGAATACTCTGCCGATATTCTGCTGTGTACGACCAAGAGCAGAATTGACAAGGCCAGAGAATTTCAGGAAAACAAACGGTAAATTCGCCTTGTGTGCAATGTAGCGGGCCAATTCAGTCTTACCAACACCAGGAAGGCCCGTCAAAAGCAAAGAGCAAGTATAGTGGATGCCAAGCTCCTTGATGGCTAAAGCTGCTTTTCTGGTGGCCAAGAGCTTGTTGATGACTGTTTCTTCCTCCTCGCGGAGCAGGAACCGGCTTTCCGGGAAATTTGTAGCGTCCTCCGCAATCAAGAGACTTTCCAGGTTGGCGGGCAGCTGAATCAGTTCCGGTTTCAGAAGATTCAGCTTTTTGAGTTCAGCCTCCTTAAACCGGGCATCTTTTTCAGGGACATTCTTTTCAAGCATGATTCGGCACTGAGTCTGCGCGTTTCGAATATCGCCATCCACCACAAATCGAATTAAATTACGTACGTCGTCTGTCATTTCATTTCCTCCTAAAAAAGAAATAGGCCGCCAAATGGCAGCCTGTTAATATGAGGTTATATTCTGATTTTTGTTTCTACTGCAAATAGTGTTTACCGTCGAAACAGAGAGATTATATTCAGTGGCAAGCGCCTGCACCTTCTCGCCTTCCCTGTGGCGTTTAGCAATCAGTGCATTACGTTCCGTGTTTTTTCGCGGACGGCCGCGTTTCTGTAAAATTCCAGCTCTGACATTTTCCTGATGAAAGGTTTCATAAATCGCCGTTTTAGAGATTCCGTATTCCTTGGCAATAGTGCTGACCGAGACCCCTCTTTCGATTTTGCTTCGAATATCGGAATTCCTTTGATTGGTCTTGTCTTTCAGCGCCTTGTGATAGTATTCCTGACAGGTTTTTCCAATTTGGCGCATGTCCTTGTAAAGAGTGGATTTTGAAATACCGTATTTCTCACAGATGTCTTTTGAGGACGTTCCTGCCTCATAATCCGCAAGAATCGCCTTGCGCCTTTCATCCAACTTTTTGGAATTTGTATGTAAATGCCCTGCAAGGACGGTACGGACACTGCTTCGAGACAAAAAGTATTTTTTGGCGATTTCCTTATCAGTCATTCCGGCTTTCGCATCTTCCAACATAGCCGTATTGCGAACTTTCGTGGCAGCAGACTGCTTTTTCTTGTTCTTCTTAATCGTAGCTTGAGCGTATTCAGAAACAGTATAGTAGCACTGCTGATAGGTCACGCTATGCTTCTTTGCGATTTCAGCAACCGTCATCCCGGCTTTCGCATCTTGAATCATAGCTTCGTCGAGAGGTGCTCTTTTTGCTTTCTTTGCAAGATTCTTTTCTTTTGCTAGGTCTCTCACCATGGCATAGCAATAAGAGCTTGAAAAATACGTTTCCTTGGCGATTTCCTTGACAGTTTTGCCAGAAAGATACATTTCCCGGACTTTTTCTCGGTCTTCTTTGACCTGCTGCTTCGCAACATCTTTCTTTGATGCAGCCATGCAATTATTCCTCACTTTGACAACTTTTACTTTCCCCTGGGCTTGGACTATACCGCTTCATGGCGCGATATACGCTTCCCTTTTTGAGCCCGTATTCTTCCGCGAGCTCTTTGACAGAAACGCCGTTTTTGTATTTCCTGACCATCTCGGCGTTTCTTTTCTTGCCGGTCTCGATACGGTTTTGGCTGTGGATTTGTCGGCCATTCTTTCCGTGCGCATGAAGAATCCGATAAAAGAGCGTTCCACTGATGCCGTATTTTCCCTGAAGCTCCGGAGATTTTGCGCCCATCTCATATTCATGAATCATCTGGGTTTGCCAGGCTTTCTTCTTTGCTTTTCTCTGCCGGGCCTGTTCTTCGTAAAAGTCCTTCAGACTATATCGGACAGTAGAAACACAGATTTGATACTTTTCGGCCAGCTGTTCCTGGGACATACCGTTCTTGGCATCCTCCAGCATCTTTTCATTTCGTGCCCTGACTTTGTCATGAGTTAGACACACGTGGGTAATCTTGTTAATCGGCATTTTCGCTATTCTCCTTAGCTCTGGCTTTTACGTTATACTGGTAAATCCCATTTTGATGAAGGATAAGGTAACCTAGTGAAGGGCTGATATTTACCTCCCGGCTCAACTCGATAATCGATTTTCGAGGATTTTTCTTGTAAGCATCAAGAAAAGTTTGGTTCCGCATCTTTTTCTCTTTTTTGAGAGTCGTTTCAATATGATTGTATTTTTGGCTTTCGTACTCTCCGCTCGAATGCAAGATTGCATAAATACGCTGCATGGAAATGCCGTACATTTTGCCCAATTCTCTGGCCGTCATACCGCCTTTATACTGTTTAACAATTTGCTCATTTCGAGTGGTAAGTCTCTTCCTCTTTTTTTCAAAATAACGAGGCGGCTCCTGCGTACCTTTTAGAATCTTGTAGCACATCGTTTCTGAAAGATTATATTCCCTCGCGATTTCTAAAATCGGCTTTCCATTTTTGTAATCTTCGATGATGCTTTTATTGCGGTTCATGCGTTCTTCTTTGTTTGACATAAAGCCTCCGATAAAAAGAAAGAGCAGGTTCAAAACTGAGCCCGCCCTAGCCTTTCGGTCGGATTTTGCCCGACCAACGATGTTTTTTGATGCCTTTCGTTCTATATTTTGTATTATATGCAATTCGCACAGATACACAATGTTTTTCTTTCTGGTAATTTATGGTAAGTATTGTGCAAAAAATTAGACCACCACCCTTTTTGGGGTAGTGGTCTTGATTGCTATTGCTTTCGCACAATCAATTTGTATGATTTTGATTCCAACGCTTTCTGCTGAAAGAATCCGAATCAAAGTTTCGTTCTAGGAGTATCAGCTGTTCGATTCACCCGGCAGCCACTGCTGCGGATAAGCACGAAGGCGGTTACTCGGCACGCAGTCATTCAGAGCAGAGTTCTCAGCAAGCGCCATATCAATGATGTAGTAATCATTGCCGTTGCGCATTACATCGACGCTCCACTGCCCTGTCAACTCAATGCGAGGAATAACCTTCTTCAGCTCAGCCAGAACAGTTTGAACGCTTTCGTGGTAACGCTGGTTCAGAATGTCTTCATGCATCTTGTAGACAACATAATCATGGCGTTCCTGTGGGCTGCTGACTTTTTTGAATTCGTTCTTCATAACATCGCTGCGCCAATAAGGACTTGCGCCAAGGATTTCCTTTGTATCAAAATCCACAAACACGCGATATTCAGTGTGCAGCGGCAAACCGTTGTAGATGGTGGGGTTATTTTCTTTGTCCTTGATGTATTCTCTGACGACCCACTCGTTCGTGGTGTTCGCGCCGTAGAAGCAGCGATTGTTCAGAGGGGATGCCATCGAGCATGTCAGATGATTCAAAAACAAGAAATACTCGCCCATCTCATTGATTTCCTTCGGATTATGGATATGAGCGTTGCGGAATTCGTATTTGGAAGAATACGTGCCCGTTTTGATAAAATAGTCTTCGTATCCATCAAGATGGAAGACTTTCTGGCAATAACGGTTCACGATTTCCTTTGTAACGGGATTCAACGTCTCGAAACCAAGGCGGGTAAGCTGCAGCATGGTGATAGGTACGCGAAGAATTTTTGTGTCCGGAACCTTGAAAAATGCGCTGCCGTACAATCCCTCTACCAGAGGAGGAAACCAGAAGCCCATAGAGTTGGGGTTCATCTCAAGCATCTGATAAGTGAAGTCATCAAGGTCGAGGATGTCAAGACCTTGACGGAACATGTTGTAGTAGAACATTTTTGTGCTGTCGTTCTTTGCATTCTTGTAGCCTGCGTAGTTTTGAAGCAATTCCTTGTACGACGGCTCAGAAATGTCAATCTTCATCAACTTTCCGGTGAGCTGCGGACGGAGTTCTTCGGGGTAGCGTTTCAACTCCTCGTTTGTAACCTCTGTCATAAAGTCGCGGTTGGCAGAGTATGTCACATAATAGCCACCGTGTTCCGCGTTGTAGATGTACAGACGCGTTTCAAGCACCAGTTCTGTGACGATGCGGTCAATGAGCGAATTGAGTTCCGGTGGGAAGTAGACCTTTTTGTCGAGAATTGCTTTGACTGTAGCTGTATCCCACTGGAGCATATTTTCATGCAGCTCTCCGCTTTCAAGAACCTGTGTCTTATAGACCTCATCAAAGGTTTTGAGGGCATCAGGGTCAGTTTTGAGCATTGCTGCAAGCTCCTCATAAGAAAACGGCTTATCTTTCTTATCGGTTAAGATGGCGCTGATTTGTTCAAACATGTCTTTTGCTTCAGTCATTTGTGGTCTCCTTTTCTAAAAAAGCCACCGTTTCTGTAGGAAAACAGTGGCAATGTATAAGTGATATGGTTTAGCTTGCAATGTACAACTCGCTGTTGGAAATGTTTTCCAGCCAGTTTTTGTTCATTACATTACCAAAACGATATTTCTTCTGCGACTTGTAGGACCTATCGCAGCCGGAAACGACATCACCGATGGCGTTCAAGTACAGCTCGCCGCTGTAAAAGTCGATATCGCCGGTTTTGTTGAATTCGTATTCGAGCTTGTCTACATGAGGTTCACGCTTCTTATAGATATTCGAATCGAGATTCTTAGCACGCCCTTCGTTCAGTAAATAAGCCAGATGGAAGTCCGTTACCTTATCGTTACGGTTATATTTCAAGCCACTAAGGATACTTTCACTTTCATATGGGATTGCTTCGTGGAAGTTATCACTGCTGATGCAAAGACCGCACATATAGTCATCTTTTTCATCGCAGTAGGCCCACCACTCCAGACTCGCCATAGCAAGGTCAGCCATCTTATCGACAGCTTTTCCGTTAGTGACCATGTAAAAGCTTCCAACGGCGATACCGCGCTCTTTGACAGCTTTCAAGGTGTATCGAATTGCCGGTATATTCAGAGAGATTTCCCCACCGGTAAAGGTAAGAGAGCTGATATAAGCTCCCTTCTCAAAGTTGTCGAGAAAAGCATCGATGTACTTCTCCTGAATATCGATGCTTTCGGCATCTCCGCGCAGGCAGTGCGCACAGCACATATTGCATCGGCGCGTAACTTCTATGAATACGTTGTTTGCGCTATAAATACGCATTTTTTCATGCCCTTTCTGTTATTCTTCCTCGCAATCCTCGTAGTCGTCCATGAAGTTCTCGTTGCGGTCGACGACAACATTCACATCCGGCGGAGCGATTTTAGTCAGACCATAGTTCAAGAAGAACGAGCCGGGAATGTCATCGACATCGCCCCAGTTCCAGCAACCACAGTTGATTTCCAGCTGTCGTTTGCCTTCATCCGTCTTGAGATAGTCCATGACAGCACTGCGCAGGACCGTTTCGGGGTCATGGATTTGCTCCGGATTGTAGCTGAATTGCATCAGTGTGCATTCCGTTGCGGATAAGCCAATGACCTCATTGGCGACGATAGTGAATACTTCCATCGTAAGTTCCCTCCCCTCACGCGTTGACGATACCGCCGTGCTTGGCAAGCACTGCATCCACCGTCTCAACGGGGACATACCCATAGACGGTAAATAGCGGACGGGCTTCGTTCTCGGCATACGGCAGAAACTCCTCGACCGTCTCAGACAGATTGCCGAGCTCGACCTTGGAGTAATCGCCGTCCTGCAGGTCCTTACTCGGTCTGCAGTAGTGCATGCTGCTTGCCTGAATCGACAGGTTGAAGCCGTCTGCACAGACTGCAATCGGCCGAAGCGCAGGGGTGCCGAAGATGGTTTTGGAAAAGGTCTTGCGGAGAAATTCGTTAACATTGTTGATAGCCATAGCGGTATACTTCCTTTCTGTTGTATGAGATGTTTTTTGTCAGATGTACTTTTCCCAGAAGCGCTCGAACTCTTCGTCCGGCATCTGGGCTTCGGTTTCATCCATCACACGGTCGTAAGTATCACTGGAAATGTCGGTCCCGACAAAATCAGCAACAGCCTCATGTCCACGCTTTTGGATGGCATCCTTCAGGATAGCCCACCGACATTCATGGATAGCGTCCGTGAGCGATTTGCCGTCGTGCGCTTCCCAATATTCGCCGGTCTGCTGGATTCGGTAGAACTCATCCAATGCGTTGTTGACATCGTTCTCATCCATGATGTCAGAGACAAAATTGAGCGGGTAGGACTGCCCGTCAATTTCGACATCTGCATGGCTGAACGAGTCATCATCATCGGGGCTTGCGCAGCATTCGACAGCAAAAACTTCATGGGTTTTGCGGTTGGCTTTGCATGGCAGATTGAACATTGCACCGGAATCAAAGCAGGACTCAATGCAGGCATTGACCACATCGCTTACGGGAGACTCTGCAGCCTCCTGATATTCCGGCATGTGCCAGATGTCGATGCTTGCCTTGTTGGTATCCTCAATGTTGCGGACCTTCAAGACACGGACACCCTTCTTCTCCATGTGAATGACGGCACGGCACAGGTCCACACGGATTTCGTGTGAATCCATAATGGTGCCACGGTCATCCTTAGGTAGGAAGATTTCGATAACTTTGTTGATGTTAGGGGTTTCGGCGACGAAGTAGACCTTGTCATCGTGAATTTTGAACATTGCGTTATACTCCTTTTTTATAGTTGCGCAAACAAAAAAGGCAGGCCCACCAAGACGGTGAGTCTGCCTTATGTCTGCAGAATTGTGAATTGTACGAAAGGCAGAATGCCTTTTTCGATGTTTGTTATCTATCGTACATTTTTTATTGTAGTCAGTTCGCACAGCTTGTCGAGTAAATCAGGTGCAATTTTTATGGTTTGCAAATCCCACACGCCGAATACCCTTCCTGGATGAGCTCATCGCGGGGCCCCATATAGTCGATTCGATTCTTTTGACTCATCGATTCGACTGCAGAGCAATCGGGTTTGTGAAACTTCATAGTGCTCGTGTTCAGAACGTATGTCTCGTCTATTACAAGAGGTCTGCTGTTTTGTTCATCATTGGACTCTGCAGCAGAACCGGCTTCAATCCGATTCTCATCATGATATTCACCGGAAGTGAAACTTACCTCTTTGCCATCCGAGGTGCAGTAAATATCACCCAGCAGGTCTGTGCGATAAACCTCGACACCTTTGTTTTGCAGCTTGTCGAGTGTTTCCTGATGCGGGTGGCCGTAACTGTTCCCTGCGCCACAAGAAATCACAGCATATGTTGGATTTACCGCATCCAGAAAAGCCTCTGAGGTAGATGTACTTGAGCCATGATGCCCTACTTTCAGAACTGTTGACTGAATGTCTTGTCCCGATGCAAGTATCACGTTTTCCGCTTCCTGTTCCGCATCTCCGGTAAAGAGGAACGAGGTGCCTCCATAGACAATACGCAAAACAATCGATGTATTGTTCGTATCATCGGGAACAGAATTAACACCAACTATCGTGAATTCTGCTTCCCCTAGAGTATAAGTGTCTCCCACATCCGGTATGGTAATGCCTCCGCCTTTCTGTTCCGCACAGCTTGCAAAGTCCCGAAATGCTTTGCTGTCGTATTCTGTCACAGGGCATAGAGTCATGTCCGCAGTGACGGCCTCAAAGGCACCGGACAAGCCGCCGATGTGGTCTTCGTGCGCGTGAGTCCCAACGACATAATCCAGGTGCCCATCGGTTTCACGCTGCATAACAGAATATAAGAGGTTAGAATCATCGACATTACCGCCATCAATAAGCATTGAGTGGCCGTCGCAGGTGATAAGGGCGGAATCCGCCTGCCCTACGTCTATAAAGTGAATGGTAAAGCTGCCGTCCACCGAACCGCCAGCCGTCTGTTCACTGCTTGCAGTGCTTTCTGAGACGACCCCGGTGCTGGATGGACTTTCCGATATTATCGGATTCTGACCGCAGCCGGTGAAGCTGAGTGCTAGGAGCGTAGCGATGATTGCCGCTGTACTCCGTAAAAGCTTGTTTTTGAGTTTCATACTTTTTCTCCTTTCAACAAAAAAAGCGGACCTACCCCGCTATGGGATAAGTCCGCTTAAAATACAGATTGTGAATCCTACTGATTGCTTAGTATCTGTTCACACTTTACATTGTACGGCGTTCGTATATTTTGGCAAGCGCTATTTTTCCCCAAACTTGATGTCGATATATACAATCTCAAAGCACAGTGCAGCGCTCAAGGCAAATCCGAGAACGATATACGACGGGTGAGTTAAGGACCAGCCAGGATTCGCTAGATACCCATGCCAATATCTAATGTTAAGTACAAAAATAAACACCGGCAGAATTAGATACCAGATGCTTTCCAGCACAATTTTGATGTCTTTTCGCATTTCACTCGCCTCGAAATTCGAGCGGAATCATGGTCCGGCGCTTTTGGCTTTCTGAATACCAGATAACGCCAAATCCGGCCAGGATAGCGAAAATGATGATTTTCAAAAGCTTCTTCATTTATTTCTCCTTTTATGCTGCGGATGCAAAGATGTCACCGCAAGGGCAGTTATAAAACATTTTATACCGACTTGCCACGGCCGATATATACCAATTCTTAATATCTCTCTCCTTTTTTAGAAAATTTTTATCGCTGCGAATATCTTTATGGCATCGTGATACTCGCAGAATAATTGTTTATGCTTTGCTCATTTTTGTCAGTCGCTTAGCAACTGACATGATGAGCCATTTCTGGGTTTTCTCTGAGAGTTGGCAGGGCTTGCATTCGATTTTCTTGCGAATCCCGCAGGTACTTTCGCCGTTGTAATATAGCAGAACTCCTATACCATCAGGAATCTCATCTTTGACTTTCTTGTATAGTGCTAACGGCATCGCATAGTAGTTACAGTGCCCCACAAAGTTGTGGCCATGGTCAGAGTGAAAGTCACTCACGGAAACCTTAATTTCCACGCAGGTGATGACGGTGTCGATGGTGTATGTATGTTTCGTTTTGTACAGCCTGCAGAACCGTTCCGTACACGGTTCATTACGAAAACTCCAGTTGGCGATATCTTTAGGGCATGATACTTCCTGCGTCCACTGCCGGACGGACGGCATAACTAAGTCTCTGTCCTCATCCCTGTACATTGAGAGTTTGCAGGTCCCACATTTTGTTTCTGATGTGAAGCACTCTTGGACCCGAACGAAGTCAACAAGACCGGATTTTATCGAACCGCACTCGACAGGTACTTCCAGAGCGTCGAAGCCTTGACGGAACGAATTAACCCGGTATCCACCATAGTTGGCAGGATGCCAAACCTTTAGCGCTGATTCTATTTTTTGAGTCAGAAGAGTTTTTGCCATGGCTGCTCCAATCCTCATCGAATGATTTCGTGCGCAATAATGTCGGATTCCGTACAAAAGATATCGCTGTAATCGGCCTCATCATTGCCCGCACAGACCTCATGCTGATATGGTGCAGTACCCTTTCGCTCGATTTCGATGCGCCAGATACCGTTCGTATAGCGCACTACCAAAATCGTGTCATCATCCAAGAACAGCCGGACTCCCTTGACATCGAAGCAACCAATTTCATCGACCCCATAGTTGGAATTATCCAGGCAGACAAGGTCGTCACTGGACCCATAAATTTTGACCACGTTGCACCTCACACCGTTTTCTGTTCGCTGGTGACAATGCGCGGGATGAATAGAAATTCAGTTTTTCTTGTTTCAGTGTTGGTCCTCCGAATGACCGTGCCATCCCGGATGATTTTCACGCCATCCTTTTTGATGACGGGCTTTTCATCGCCGACAAAGTTCATCAGTTCCAATTCCTCGACAGTATAGTTGTCCCGGTGCAGCCATTCCGTGAGCTCACCGTCATCGTCGAAAACCGGGACAGCCTCGCTTCCCAGCGTGCTCCTTGCTTTGAATTCATTCATAGTTTTCGTCCTCCTTGCAACAATTTTCCATGCGTATTATCAGAATTCCGGGATTATATCTGAGCTTTGCAACATCCATACAGCTGCAAAGACTCAAGTTGATGGCATTACCCAGCTTTCTTGGTTTTCTTGGTTTCGGGTTTCACGATACCGCCGTTGGCATCGTAAACATTGTACGGGAAATCCCCATTGTTGACACGCTTGGCAACCCGCTGCCCGGTGGCAGTCTTATAATACTGGTTCAGCCGGTTTTGGCGGGGTTGTTGACTGTGTCGATGTGTGTTTGCTTATTGCACTTATAATTCTAAGCCGCTCGCATAGCTGGTCAACTGCCTCACCACCCAAAAATTTCTTTGTAAACAAAAAATAGCCCGCACAGAACTGAATCTGTACAGGCTTCGTATTAGTCGTGGAGATGTTCGTGGCAAGGTTCAGGCGGCATACCATGCGGGTCAGGCTTGGGAAAGCGACCATGGTCCCCGATGATTTCCGAAGTGCGGATACCATTGGCTTTTCGGCAAGCCTCGATGGTCTTAGAAAGCACTTCCTTGACATCACGCGGGTTCTTGATACGACGGATATCGATTTCCGGTGTCATGGCATCCGTGGAGCAGAGATGGATGCTGCCGACACGGCAAAGACGCTCATAGAAGTTCTGCTTGAACGCGATGTCCCGGACGCGGTACAGCTGAATCTCATCCTCGCGCAGGTTGAAGCAGCCACGTTGGATGATAAGTTTGGTCTCGGTCAGGGTGTACTTTGTAAAGGACAGTGGCAGTGAAAAGATGGTGTGGCGTTTTCGGTCAGTCCAGAGAATTTTCTCCTTGTTCAGGTCGATACCGAACTCGCCGTTTTTGAGGGTGGACATGGTATTGGCTCCTTTCGTGATGGGATTTGTTTGGGTTGTTGGTACTGATTTTATAATGAGTATATTATACCATGCTGCGATGATTTTAGCAATCCTGTATCAACCCCATCTAAACACTGGTATGCAGACAATGTCTCATCTAGCGTTGTTCTCGTTACCCTTCAACCAGTTTTTCAAGTCATCAATATACGACTTATTCAATTTATAAAAGGAAGCAACTTCATTGTTACTACAAAAAAACAAGCATTTGTTAATTGTAGACACTTGGTCTACCGTTGCACCAACAACTGTTCCATTCATTCGTCTTAGAATGGGACATGGGCCTTTGGATGTGATTGCGCAAATCGATGGGGTTAATGGCGTTAGCAGAAACATTGAGTTCCCATAAATACAAATTCCAAGTCCGGAATCCGGAAGAAGAAATGTATTGTGCGGATTTTTTAGTACAACTGTACCATCACTATATAAACCCAGACGCCTTTTCGCAATCGCCCATTCTTGCGGTGTAAGATGTGGGTGTTCACCTTTCTGTGTGAAACTCATAAATGCGCAATATGCTACGGGGTCATTTGATAGCGGTAATGATTTGATTTCTTTCATATACGCGGGAGAACGATATAACATTCTTGAGGCATATTCTCCCATCCACTCAGTAGCATCTAATGAAACGCCTTTATTAGATTCGATGTTGTTTATAAATGCATCGATTTTTTTGGAGTCTTCAGGTTCAACATCATTGGCCAGTAAATTGGTTTCAATTCGATTTTTGTAGTTGTACCATGAGTCACTCTGTAACTCATAAGTGTCTTTCTGTACGCCAAAAAAGCTGTCATTCTTTCCTGTTTCTCTATCTCTTACATGCCGGTTTCGACCGTTTCCATAGACGAAAAACTGGTTATTTGGACGAAGAAACCATTTGATTCTATATCTTGGCAGATAATGCTGTTTTGATGTGGTTTGTTTCATGACTTATTTCACTCCTTAAAAACAAAAAGCCTCCCACCGTAGTCAGCATGCTACTGATTACGATGGGAGGTTCAGAACCTGTTGTGATAGTTTTATTATACCACACTTTACAAATTACGCAAGGCCAATATCAATGATTCGGTTAATCTCCAAGTTGTCAAAACCGTTTGCGAGAGACTCGTTGTACCAGTCGCATTCCTCTGCTTCCTCGTCGTCATTAAGCAAAAGAAGGTCGTCATCTGTGACGGGGATGTCTTCCCGGTTGTCCTGCTGGGGTACGAATGTGGCAGCGGTGGCAGCATAATCACCGCCATCAAGCACTACTTTCACAGTAGCAATATCTCCTACTTCGGGGACAGAACCGTTCTGGACGGATGCATCAGGGTTACGCTGGACATCCACCTCGACATCGAGTGCCGGGATGAAGACCACGATGGTCTTGTGGGTGACGGTGGTCATAGTTCAGGAGTAAGTAGCTTCATTTCTGTGAGCGTTCTAGTGGATGGTTTTCTTCATATTAAGCATTGTTTTTCATCTTGCTAATTGTGTATAGTTTATTATTAACATCTGTTTGATATCATTGCTTTTCTTCCGCTTGTGTGACTATATTTCTTCGCAGAATAGCAAGAAGCTCTGTTTCATCAATATTATTCATTTCACTTTGATGTATAAGCATGTATGATATTGTTTGTATAAGTGGCAGACGAAACGAGGTATTAAAAGCCGCTGTTACGGGTCTTGCTTTTGTCACTGTTGCTATCAGCTTCTTTGCTACTATAAAGATGCCAATTACGATTATAGATACCCCAAAAGTCTTACATGCTATTTTGACCGCTTGCATAAAGTCGAGCTGGTTTGTTGTTGCACCAGCTGTAAGAACAACTGTTATGATTGCAGAAAACATTGCGGTTGAGGTTTCAATTATTTTTGCAAGGAAATCATCTACCGAGCCAAACACAATTCCATCAGCCTCACCCTCCGGAAACTTTACCTTTAAAAGAACCAGCTCTTGATAAAGGAGAGCGCTATCAGTTCTCATACTGTATAACTCGCTTCCTATTGTAATAATGGCATCATTCAACTCTTTTGCACTGATTGTAGTTTTTGAAAACTTCCTTTTAAACGTTAAAAGTGTTGCGGGTTGATTGTTCATAATGTAATCCTCCATTAGTTGTAATAATTTCTTCATGTACAAACTCTTGATATGTGTCGAGGTTTCTAAAAAATCCAGTACATTTCTTTGTACCACACCCTTACGTTTTATATGGAATATATTGCAAGAATAAGCTGTGGCTAAAACACTTGTATCACATCGATGACAAGTATTCAGTATCGTATCTTTCAAAGTCCGTTCTCTTGTATCTTGTATCAAGAATCACAACACTTGGATAAGTCATTTTATATTTTTGAAGTAAAATACTGTGTGGCTTGTATGGGGAAAACCATATAACGAAATCCAATTTCGAATCATACACTTTCTCTACAAAGTTAGAATCCATCCATGGTTTATGCAATTCTAAAGTGCTTTTGCTTCCCCAAAAAGTAAATGACCTGTCTCCCATGTACACGGCTTTACCTTCGAAATAACACTCGGTTTCATCACACACAAGTAAGCCCTTATATTGAATTGTTGGATGCTCTTTTTTCCATATATCAATTTTTGTTATATGTTGTTTTAATACTCTTCCACAGTTATTTTTATATTGTTCGTATGTGTGTTCTTGGAGGTCATCGCTTTCAGAATTTACTATCAGTTTCATGTGAGGCTGGAGGACCCCCGCATCCTTCAATTCTTTTTCGATAACGCGCTCTCGAATTTTCACAGGGTTATAGTTTTTTTCTTTTCCGAGTCATTTATGCGCATAGCATCGAACATACAGCTAAATTCATCTGAGTAAAAGTCGGGTGGTAAGGCATCATGCCCACTGTTGTTTTTGAATACTTCAATATTCTTTATCCAACGAAGCACTTTTTTGTTAAAGGAATTTCCGTTGTACAACAAGGGCGTCGCTTTTTTTAATTCGCATGTAAGATATCCAATAATATCCTCTTCCTTATCAAGAAACATAACATTTCTTCTCCAATTTCCCCATCGTCGCCTTCACCCGTTCTTCTACCTTCCTCATATACTCCTCCATATACCCCCAATCAGGCTGACCGGTCTTGTCCATGGGAAGCTTAATTGTGAGAGATTTTAGATTCTCGCCATTTAACAAATCTGTATAGCCAAATCCGTTTGCAGAACTACGAATAACTGAACAGATGAAAAGAGCGTTATTTCTGTTTAAGTGGCTGTTATACAAAATTGAAATTGATGCTCCTGAGCCACCTCTCCCGAGGAAATCCTCTTCTTGATAAAAAGACGAACCGTCCAATGGACTAACCGTTATACATCCACCCCGGTCAAGTAATTCATTAGGCAATGGCATCAATTTGTTAGCAACGCCATTGTTAAATGCTCCTGACGATACATAATTGATTTCGCCCTCGCAATATTTCTTTTCGCTTCTCGCTGCAGGGCGCTTGATATCAAACAACTCCCCCACCCGGAACTCTCCCCACTCCCTCGTATCCACCTTTTTCTTTTCCGCATCCTTCGCAGCCTGCAGCAGAGTCAGCGACTCGGCGACTTTAGCTTCAAGGTCTGCCATGTAGGATTCCATATAAGCCCAGTCGGGGTCACCGTCAGGGGTGGAGGGGAGTTTTACAAACAGATTTGCAGCAATATCCCTCCGAAACTTGTTTCCGTAATCAAATCCAACTGCTAACGCGCGTTCCCGAAAAGCTGTCACAAAATACTGTAGACTTTCCTGTGTCCAAGCATTTTGATACTTGCCAACAGGGTATAATCCCTGTACATGAGGATACCCAACAAACGGACTTTTCTGATAGAAGATGGTGTTTGCGTCCACGGTATCACTGAAAGTAATCATGTTACCGTTTTCTGTAGGGCTAAATGTACTCGTTCCACCAATTCCATTATCATACGCAGAGTTTACAACAACATTGGTGCCTCCTCCGTCCAGTAATTCAGCGTTCGTACATTTGTATGCCTTGGTTGGATGAATATCGAACAAATCCCCTACCCGGAACTCCTTCCACCCGGAAGTATCAATCTTCCCCATTATTGTCCTCTCCCTTCTCTACCAGAATGTTTGTGCCTTCCTCCGTGCCGGTAACAGTCGAACCGTAGAGCACCTTCTGCAGCAGTTTGTCCCCGAACTCCTTGGCGTTGATGCCACGCTTGTACATCTCGTAGTCCATCACCGTTTTGATGAAATCTTCCTCGTACAATTCAAAAGGCTTCTCCGGCATCTGATAGGACAGGTGTTCAGCCGGATTGATAAGCTGGCGAGTGTTGTAGCGGTCATCGTTGTCATCCTGAATTGCCTTGACCCAGTAATCTTCCAGCGCAGGCCACTTATCATGTACATCCTGGCGACCCTTGTTCTTGACTGTCTCCAGACCGTCATCAGCTACATAGTAACCCTTGATGTTGCGCCCATTCTGAGGCTTGCCAGTCTCGAAGATGAAGATAGAAGTAGTAACGCCCAGACCGAAGAAAAGGTTCTCAGGCAGCTTGATGATAGTAGTCAGAGTATGCCGTTCCAGCAAGGCTTTCAGCTTGGATTCCTTCTCCATCTTCTTATCCGGGAGAATGAGGGCACACTTTGTACCTGCAGGGACGCTGTCCAACACATTGCCAACGATTGTTGCACAACCATACCGTCTCTCGTAGGGCGGGTTCATCAGGACCTTGGTGATTTTCTGTTTCCGAATCCATTCAGTCGCCTCAGCCGAAGTGGCATCCATCTGCACAAGGTTGGTCTTTCCATCCTTGTGAATCATCATGTTTGCGCATGCCAGAGCGTAGACTTTCCGGTACATCTCGATACCAAACAACTGCTCAGACTTGATTTGCTTTGCCTTGCTGGTGTTGCTGCCGCCAGCCTCACGAATCATATTGCACATGCTCTTTACGAGGAAGGTGCCGGAACCACAGGTGGCATCCAGAACCCGGTCATTCATATTCACATCAATGAGTCGGTACATAAAGGATGCAATATGGTCAGGGGTAAACACCTGTCCTGCCTGAGCCTTACCACGGTAGCGGTTAAACTCGTTGAAGAAAATAGCCATGACATCTTCGCCATTCCAGTTATCGGAATTGACGAGGTCGGCAATCTGGCAGACATTGTCGATGAAATCGTTGATAGCTTCCTGATTCTCCGTAATAGACATACGGACAGAGGCATACTCCTCCAAGAGCACATCCAGCTTGCTATTCTGCTTCTTATCATCTTCCAGAGCCTTAGACAGGGCACTGTAAATCCAGTTATGGAAGGTGCTGTAATCCATGTCTTTCAGTTTTTGAAGACCGTTCTGAGGGTTGTAACGCTGGGCGACAAGGGCGCAAGCCGTGAAAATCATCCGGTCCTGCAAGTCCGTCATGCCGAACTTGAAATGCAGACTGTTGTTGATTTTCTGCGTGATTTCGAAGGTGTAGTTGCTGTCGAGTTTCTGGCTCGTACACAGACGGATATAGTAGTTCTTATCCTCTAAGCGCTTGGACGCATCAGACAGCTCGATTTTGCTCTTGAACACGCGGATTGCACTGCCGCTATAAAGAATACCGATGGTCTTGGAGTATTTCTTGGCAACTACATCGATGTTCTTGAACAGTTCCTTGACATGTTTTTCCTTGGAAACGCCTTCTGCTTCTGATTTCGTCTCCAGAATGATGGCGGGTTTGCTGGCGTCATCCGGCAGATACCAGCCATCCGGTTTATCATTACATCCACGGAATCCCAGCTGGTTGAAGGTGGTGATTTGCCCTGTTCCCTGTTGCACTCCATCTTCGGTCTTATCGAAGCCAAGAACCAGCTTGGCGCTGTCACGAACCTCATCCTCTGTACGCATTCCCTTGCTCATAGTATCCTCCAAAAAACAAAACCTCCGATGCCGTAACATCGGAGGTGTAAAAATCAATTATTTATCGTTAAGAATATCCAGCAACTCATCGAGGATGCCGATATAGTTGTCGTCATTGATATACTGGATGGTGTTAATCATGGCCGTTTTCAGTGCATTGATAGGTTCTCCGCGCATCGAGCCGGAAGTATCGACAACGAACAAAGCTATTTCTTAGTCTGTGCGGGTGTATCCGTGGTCAGCTAACCATTTATGTACTTCATTCGTAACGTCCAATGTATCGATGGAATAGCTGTTAACTCCCAGTTTGCCATTGGAAAGATTCATGCCGATATTATAAATGAGCTTGTGGCCTTTCATTTTGCCGATGGTCGTTGTGCTTCCTGCGGCGAATGTTTTGACTCCGACGCCGAGCTCCGAGTTATTCTCGTAGTCCAGCTCTTTGTAAGTAAAATTGTCTTGTACAAGAATCAGTTTTTTGAAAATCTGATGACTCTGCAAGATGCCATTATGAATGGAAAGGCAGTTTTGCCAATCGGCTTCAAAATCAATCCAGTTCCCGAATGTGGAAGCTGTCAATGGAGCATTAGGACTCTGGTTGATAGCTGCTGCCTCTTGAAGCAGCAGTTTCTTAGGTGTTTTGTATTCCGCTACCGGATAGTTAATTTCACCCTTGCACAGTATTTTCGCAAATGCTTTGACGGCAAGCTTACCAAAGATAACGCATAAACATCCGCAGAAACCAAAAAATGCGCCAAGCAGATAGAATACAAGTGTTGCTGTATGGATGCTTTCGGGGTCGTATCTCTGCGCTGATGCCTCCGAGATAACAAGGCCAATTGGAATCAGCAGCAAGATAATGCCGAAAATTATAAAGGCGATTCCCATTGCTACCCACATCCGACCCGTACCTGCCGGGGTCGCATATTTCAGTGCTCTTTTCCGTTCTTTCTCAGACGGAATCATCTTATCCTTTTTGGCTGCCATGATTTCTTCCTCCTTTTAATCGTGAAATCTGTTGTTGATTTTCTGAATCAGCCAAAGCTGAGCTGCTCTGAGTCAGTCGAAAAGAAAGCCGCCTTTTTCTTTGCCTGCTCTTTTGCACTCTTACTTATCGGTTTCTTCGTGCCGTCCAGATGATGCTTGCTCTTGTACGAATACCCTTTCCAGGCAGCCTGATAGGAAAGGTAGCCATATCCGTTAGCATTGTCCAGGACCTTATCAGTAGCGGTCTCGACCACAACATAACGGGGCTGGTTGGGCTTTGAGAGTTCATCGCTTTTCACGACACGATAGCTCTTCTTCTCATCTGCGCAGTACTTGGAAAACGGTAATGCGGATTCCTTTTTGGGCTTGGATTTTGCCTTGGCGCTTTCGATGCTTCCCTCAACGGAATCCACCAGTTCAGAGTCAAAGAACGCCTCATCAAGCGGTACATTGGAGCTGTTCTGCTTCTTTGCTTCTTCAATTTTCTGATACATGGCATCTTCGACACGGCGCATCTTCCAGACCTTGATGAGGACCTTTTCCGGGAACATGATGGTCAGTCCCTTTTCGGCCAGCATCTTTCGGACAGCGGGAGCAGCGAAAGACTTATACTTTGCATACGGTCCTTCCTTGTGCTGTTCGATTTCATGGCTTACTTGCGTCATGTATTCCTCAAACGCCTTGTTCTGGTCGAGCCAGAATTCGACTTCGGAATAAGGAGAATCATGGTCCACGATTTTCTGGAGTTCACAACTCTTTGCATAAGCAAGGCAAGCATCTTTTACATCGGCAAAGCCCATCCCGAAATTATCGTTCAGGGTGTTTCGACGTGCTCCGTCCATCACAAAATAGCGGCTTCCTTGCTTGATGATGGCAATACCGTCGCCGGAAGTGATAGTGGTGGGCTCTTCCGCATATCCGTCGTCAGTCCATCGGTCGATAATCGACGCGGTATCCTGTACAAAACCTTTCCTGCAGGTGTAGTCATCTGCGCTATCATAAACCCGTTTCGTAATGCACTTGGTAATTGCGTCAATCAGAGCGTCTATATCCTTGATTTTTACGCTGTACATCAGGTTACTTTTGACGTTCCAGACAACGCCATACGGCAACCCCAATGCCATCATGGAACACGCACACTGCAGAAAATGCTTATGTGCCAGGCTGCTGATAAACTTGATGCAGTAGACGGTATTATTCTTTACGACATCCGCAAGGCCCGAGGTATAAATTACTTTATGGTCCTTAGTATGAATGTCGATATCGCCACGTGCCTGAACATATTCATCGGGAGTGAACACGGTTCCAAGCCGCATACTGAGCGACATTTTGGCTTTTGCGTTCACAAAAGGAGGCTTGACCTGTTTTACATACCTGCACTGATTCGTTTCGAGTGCTGTGAGCAGTAGAACCTTATCCTCGACCGTTGCACCCTTCTTGATTTTCAAATACTGCATGTCTTTATGCAGGTCCATGTAATACGCAAGTGCGTCATCTATATCGTAGGAATTAAAGAATCCTGCCTGCATGTAGATGCTGATGCAGGGAGACAAATCAATCATTGCATCTGCCGTCTGGATATCAATGGACGTGGTATCATTACGTTCAATCGGTGCGACTTCCAACAGCTTATAGCAGGCATCTACATCCTCGATGAATTTATGGTCAAACATCTCAGAGAATGCGAACGGATGCGGAAATCCGCGAAGAGTTTCAGTTGGGGTCATCAGAGATTTATCGCTCAACGGATGGTCTGAGTTTACGAAAATGATTCGCTGCTTTCCACGGCTTGCTGCGACACAAAACAAATTTCGAAGAATCTCATATCGTGCCATCGGTTTGCTTGTGCGAGACGACCAGTATTCTTCCGTGAAATCAAACACAACGCAGATAGGCCGCTCCATACCTTTGCTGCCGTCAAAAGTCGTGAAGATACCAACATCCGAGGAGGGTGCTACTGCCTTATTCCCATCATTGTCTGCGATACTTGCATAGACATGATGCTTGTCATAGAGGTTCCCCGGTCGATTTTCCAAGTCGTTGAGCACCTTCGTCATGGCTCCAATTCGAGCACCCAGGCAAAGGACATTTTTGGGGTTCTGCTTATTCAGGAACTCTATCACTTCATCGACCGACATCTGTTCCACGATACAGGAGCTATTTACGCCGTCGATGGTCTTCCCCCAGATATTGCCAAGCCGTTCTGCCAAGTCATGGGAAATACGGAAACACTTTGTGAAAATCACTTGTTCATGGCGGCCGAGGAAATCCTGCATGAATGTCCAGACATCCAACGCTGTATCATCGTAGATTTTCTGCTTCATATCGCCCACTGCGACGATTTGAAGGCTCGGATTCTGAGAACGGATATATTTGAGTAGTTCCGCAATCTCGTCATTGATATCCTGATACTCGTCAATGATAAGAGTATCAATCGGCGGAATCGGAATTTTCTTTTCCAATACCATAGCGAGCTGTTCACCCTGCCCGCAATTTCGGATTCCCTTTTTGTTCAGCAGCAGGCTTGCAAATCCGTGATAGTTCTGGACCAAGACATTATGATTTTTGATTTTGTCTTTGGCGTCAAGTTTGAGTAATCGGTTATAGGTCAAGTACAGGATACGCCGTTCTGGAGGGTACGCATCACAGAGCACGTTGATGGTCGATGTCTTTCCGCTGCCAATGCAGGCGTCACACAATACGTTTTTTCCCGACAATGCCAAATGTACGAATTCCTGTTGTTCGCTTGACAAGTCGTTCAGCGTCATAGCTATATCTCCTAACAACAAAAATGCCCCGGCAGCATCCAATTCAGATGCCGTCAGGGCATAATTCTTATCTTATTAGGGTTATTATATCTGATTCGCACAGATGTGCAAGGTTTTTATCACGTTTTATTTTTATTTTTGGCAAAAAAAGAACGTCCACCCGCGTTTGCAGATGGGCGCATAATCTTACGCGACCTCATGGGCCGCTTTGTAGCCTTTCTTACGGCAGTTGTGTTACCTGCAGCCGCTGCATTTCCGCACCATAGCAAAATATCGTTTCAATCATATGTGGCATAGTGCATCACTTTTGTAGTCCCGCAGGTTCTCACTTGCAACGTATTAACAAGAGGCAGACTATTGTGTTTTCAATCTTATACAGTTTTGTTGACCAGCAATTATTAGTTTTTGTCAAACGCTTTGACTGTTATAATTATACTCAGTCACCTTGACCTCATCAGGCAGCATTTCGCGGTGATAAGTCACCTCGTAATCCTCATAAGATGTAGGTGCATCATTAGGTTGCTTCAGTCGAGCCGCCAGTGCCCGCTCAATGGTGTCCCGATAAGCATTTCCCATCGGTTTGGTGTGTTCAACGACAAACAACTTACGCAGCGTTAGGGCTCTGCTGGAGCTCATATCTTCCTCGAACATATGCTGCAGCGCATCAATCAACAAATTAACGTCATCCATCGTAACACCGTTACGCTGTGCCATTGCACTGTTGATTTGAATGCTCATGTGATACAGCCCATATCTGATAATGCTTCGACGGCCTATCATGCGGTCTTTCGTCTTCTTTTCGGCTCCATCGTCGCTTTCGTCGATACTGACGCCCTTCTTGGCGCCTTTATCTTCGCCTTTGCGTTCAGCATCGGAAGCAACGCAGCAGCGAGTAATCGTCATCGGGATGATTTCGATAGGGTCATAGGACATCGGCATAGATACCTGGCAGGCACCCTTGATGCGGCTGAGAAGGCTGCAGTTGGAATAACTCGTATTCACAAGCCCAAACATGCGAGTATCATAGTAGTACCGGCACAGCTCCTTATAAGCCTCCAGCTGCTGGTCATCGGGGATGCCTTTGGTTTTTTTGCCGATGATAGGCTCCAGGCACTCTTTAACGCTGCGCTCAATGGAAAAAGTATCGGGGCTGCAATATAGTGCATGGCTGTTCTTTTCCAGACCGTCAAACAAGACCTTGTCACGGATGTAGCTGCGAATCTTATATTTGATGCTTTCGGACGACATGTACCCGATTCCATCCTCAAACTGACGCGGGTTGTTGTCGTTGTCGGGGTCCCCATTGGGATTACAGTTCTGCGCATCAAACGCTAGAACAATGGTGATAGGATTCTTAACGAGTTCAGACATTGTTACTTCTCCTTTTGTGTTGCAACGGTTGTCGCAGTATCCGTATTATTAGTTTCAATTTTGGCGGCTTTCCGGTTTTTCTTCTCCTCGGCATCCTTGATGTTTGCGCTTCGCTGCTGATAGTATCCGACGAGATATTCACCTTTTTGCTTTTCGGATAGATGGTCGGGATAGTTGCCATCCAGCATATCGATAAGAGCCATAATTTTCTTGTCGCTGGAATTATAAAGACCTCTCATGCCATTTGCTTTAGCCTTGTTCTTCAAAAGAAGGAAACTCTTGTGAAGTTCCGGCATGGTTTTGGCCGGGTTCATCATAACTCGCTCAAAGAACCGTTTAGCGTAAGTGGTTTGGTTGTTGGGGTCAATCTTTCTCTGCGCACTTTCCATATGTGCGAAGATTCGTCCTGTGATATAAGCAGGGCTGGTGTTGTTTGAGTTGAGTCCCATCGTCATATTCTCTCCGTAATTGCGAATTAAGAACGCTTTTGTGATACCGGCCAAAGACGCCGTGATGCGATTTTCTTTGCCTTTCTTATTTTGCTGAAGCAAACGGCAGGACCGAAGCAGTGCCAGGGAAAGGACTTGCTCCGGATACTTTGTTCCGGAATAAATGCTGATACTCAGTTGTTTCCAAAGAGCGTTGTTGAAAGAACTCGTGCTTCCATCACTGTTTTTGGCGAAAAGTGAGTTGTAGATGTTGATGGCTCTTGCAAAATCTCGGCTGGTTCCATCCGCATCTCGGCAAGTCTGGCTTCGGTCAATTTCCATGTCAGTGTAATGCTTGGCAAAGTTTCCAAGCAGCTCGTCAAGCGTCATCTGCGTAAAGCTGGATGCAGAACATCCCTTATTATTCATATCAAGATTCCAGACGTTGACGACTAAGTTCTTTTCAATGTCCGAAAGAACCGTGATTCGTCCCTGATAGAGTTTTGTTTTTTCAAGGATTCTGATAGTGGTTTCAGAACCTGATTCATTTGCCTGAGAGATAGTTTTAGCTTTATCACTGCGGCAACAGCATAGGTCAATGACCGCGTCTTCCAGCTTTGTTGGCATATCATCCGACCAGATAATTTGATTCTTTGAATAAAGAGACTGTGAAGTGGCCGGAACCGGAAACCGATGTTTGGAGCCGAGCAAATCTGTAGCCGCTTCGTAAATCTTATGTTCATCTTGCATTGTGATGGGGATGGCGTTGCCCTGCTGACGTCCGAAATACTCGGTGTTTGCTTTGTTGTTGGACAAAAGAGTGTTTGTGACAGGGCCATTCTTTTTGTTTCCCCATGCCGTGATGGCTCGAAACAAGCGAGCCTTAAACCCGATATTGCCGCTTATCATGCTTCGAATCTTGATAGGTTCCGGCAACAGAGCAATTTCACCGCCCTTGAGTGTATCAATCGGCATTTCCCCATATTTATTGACAATCGCCGCATAGCTTTTGCGAAATGTCTCATCATCAAAAACTGGAACGCCATTGTAGAACAGGATAAAGGTTTTCTTTTCCTGGCCTTTCGCCTCCATTACGTCGCTGACACATTTATTGTCAAGCGCCTTTTCTGGGTCCCACGTTTCGTAGAACTTGTAGACGACATCTAAGGCTTTAGAATGTCCCAACAGGTCACGCAGCATAAAGACTGCGTCGCGCATCATAGTGTATCGAACAAGATTGCTCGCTTCACCGACTTTGCCGAGAAGATGTTCCGCATCATCACAGAACACATACGGAATCGGCAGCTTGCCAGACCGTGGCCTGCGTGTTGGCATCTTGAATTCCTCGCCTTTGTTCTTTTTATCGGATAAATCACCGAGAGCGAAAATCCTATCGATTTCTCCGTCATCGTTTAGTTCGACGGCATATTGAGCAAACTTGTGTGTCCAGCCGAAAGGCGTTGCATTTCCAGCTGCTGCCATCGCATCATAGTGCTTAACCAGCGCATTCAGAATATCCATAGCAGCGAAAATACTCCCCCTTCGTAAAATCGATGACACCATTCTCGATGCGAAGATGCCTGCAAACCAAATCCGGTTCAAATTTGTTCGTATAATCCGGCGTCAGAGGCATGTTGCACAAATCAGATGTGATGGGCAGCGTCGGAAGGATTTCAGCTTCCGTTACAGGATGGAAATACATGGGTGTTTCCATCACGCCAAGATACGGATATCCCATCCCACAGCTGTCGGAAGCATACTCTAAGAAATTCCTGTACTGCACTGTGAGGTCGCTTTCTAAAGCCATGTTATCCATTCTTACGATTCGTACAACGACCGTGTAGCAAACATCCGTTAAGCATTCGCGGGAGCGCATTCCTTCGATGTTCTCAATATTTCGCAGCAGGATACGTGTCTTTTTTATAGGAGAGTGAATGTACACCGCCGTCGGAATCGCTTCCATACCGACATGTTTGTAGATGGAATCCATTGCACCTTTCAGTGCCGAGTAAGTCGGAACATCATAGGTCGTTCCTTCCGAACGCATTCCTGGTATCGTGTAGGCTGCCAGCTTGCTGTTCACCTGTACGAAAATAGGCTCTGAATGAACCTCCCTGGCCTTTCTGTTCCGGTCTGCAAACCCCGCGAGCTCCAAAATTTCACTGTCTTTCTGCTCAATCATTTTACGTCTCCACTTGTCATCTATGTTGCCGGATGGTTGTTATTTGCTTTTATCTGTCTCTATCCTTGATTGTATGCGAATCGCACAAGTTGGCAAGTGTTTATTATAATTTTAATTGCTTGACTTCCCCTCCGGCAGAAAGATAGCATTACTTTATGATATATCGTTAAACATCAAGCCGCAGTCGATGTACAGTTTCATGTTTCTAAGGCTGCAGATATTGACCTTGGCGTATGCTTTCGTTTTTAGAGGAAAAAAGAACCCCCACTACTCAAAAAAGTAATAGGAGTTCTTTATAATCTTACGCAGCCTCAAGGACTGCTATTTCAACCGGTAGCCGGTAACAGGTCGGCCGTCCTTTGTGACATTTCAATCTTGCACTATTTATATTTTTTACTGCATCGGCATCACCTTTGCTTCCGTTAACTTCATTTTCATTATCTTCAATTCGCACGGTTTTGCAACAAAAATTGCTGCCCATATTCAAATGGACGAGCAGTATTTTGTTGCTGATAGCATGTCAATTACATGACGCGCCGCAAATATTCCTTGTTGATTTCCACCAGAAGCTCCTCAATTTTTCCAAAGTCAGGCTTAGCAGGAAGAGAGGTTTTCCTCACGTCATCCTGAAATTTCTTTTCAAGCGCATCAACAAACTCAAAGAATTCGGGAGCGTATGACCCATCCTCGCACATGTACTTGCCGTTGCGGATGGCTAATAATTCCTCGCGTTCCTTGTCTCGACAGGTGATGATGCGTCCTTGTTCCAGAATGTCAAATGCCGTGTAATACAGTCTTACAAGGTGCATTGCGTGTTTATTGATGTGGGCAGCATCCTTTTGCGCTTTCGGATGCTGCGGCTGCTCATACTGGTCGATGGTCGTAGTCAGACTCTTTAGCAGCGGCTTTAGAGAGGTGACTGGATAATCGTTCAAGCTGCAAGAAATCAGGAGCGGATGTTTGCCTTCTTCATCTGTATCCTTACTGATGGAGATTTCAAAAATGTCATCCTTGCCCCATCCGGTAATCGCCCGTTCCAGACTCCTCTTCTCGAATTTGTTTTTGAGCGCCTCCGGCGAGACTCTGTTGCGAAGCAAACCCATCTGCAAACGTCTGAGCTGGTCGTTTGCAAAGCCGCCATAGCTGTAGGCAATGCGCCGAGTCAAGAACAGTTCCCTATTGTCAAGCAGCATTTGGCCTTCCGGCGTCATGTTCACATATAGCTCCGGGTCATTGCCAAGAAGTTCGATAATGTTGGGATTACCCTGCGCAAGCAAGCTGACAAACTTGTTCACAGCGTAGATGACTGTATCTGTCCGGTTGTCAATGGCCTGCTCAAAGTGGTTAAACCCTAAGATTTCGGGTGAGCCTGCCACGCCACGTATATCGATATCGGAGCCTTCGACGTTGGTTCCGTAGGCATGACTGCCGCTAAGCGTTAGGAATAAAATGTTGCTCCCCAAGTGTTTGTTGGTGCGCAGGAAATCGTATTCCTCACGCTGGACGATTGCTTTTAGTTCTGCGTTTGTCATAGGCTTTTTCACTCACTTTACTGATGATGTTGTTGTTTCTTTACTAATATTATCCCACTATCGTGCTTTTTCTGCAACGGCAGGTGCCATTTGTTTGCAATCTGTACATATTTGCATCCCTACAAAAAAAGAAAGACCCTTACCGAATTTCGGTAAAGGTCTTATTGCTATTATTTCTGGAGTTCCCAAATCTCAACATTCAGATTCCAGGCTTTTGCTGCATCGCTGATGATGTCCAGAACCGTGTCCCAGTCGCCTCCGGCAAGTCCGCAGCCTAAACCATATGGCAACCGGATAGTTACGTCCTGATACTTTTGAGCGCAGTCTCTAAAAAACGAGAACAGCGCAGCCGCCAGTGCAGCATAATTCGTCTGCCTTTCACCTCGGCTATAACCATTCTGCCCGAACAGATTCACGACATACAGCTTCGGTTCTACCAGAACCTCCTGATAAGTACCGAGCTTGTTGCCGTCGTTTCCATGGCAAAACTCCAGATAGCGCCGATATACCACCGGCCATTGGATGCAAATTTGCATGGCAAGTCCAGCTCCCATTACACCTTTGCAATTTACTTGCTGGCAAATGTAAGTTGGCTTACTCGCAGAAAGTCGTGAAAAAATATTGCCATCGACAAAATTTACGCTCATCTCACTTACCACCTTTTCCAAGCTTCGAGGCATCCCCCGGATAAACCGCATAGCCCGTGCGATAATCAACGCTATCGTCTCGGTATACGAGCTCTACATTCGACATGCTGGTATAAAAAACCTTGTCTCGATAACGACTATCGTTGATTTCAAATTTTATGTTTTGGCCGTTGTCTACGATTTCGTAGTTCACGAGGGCAGATACAGTCCAGATGTTGTCGTAACGAAAATGAATGTAATTGTATTCCGGTTCCGTTTCAGCACTTTCCGGTGTGGCCAATATCTGGTTCGGGATATCTTCGAGTTCAGACATTGTGGTACTTGTCACAGTGCTGATTGCGTCCTCACAGCCAGCCAAAGGTAGAGCCAGGCAGCACAGCACCAGAGCAGTCCCAATAAATTTTTTCATAGTTGTTCCTCCGTCTGATTTTTATTGTACGCAGTTCGCACAAAAGAAAAAGCTACCCAATAGCCATAAGGCCACTGAGCAGCTTAGTGTGAATTCTATTGTGTGCATAGTATCTTTCGTACAGATTTGATTGTATGAGATTCGCACGCCGGGTCAAGACACATCGGCAGCTACGCATCCTGGCACCTACGGTTTCTGCGGACAAAAGGATGCAGCTACGCAAACAAAAAAGTCCTACCCGCATTTTACTGCAGGCTTGGTTTGCTTTTTGCTCTGTGGTGTTTAGCCCTCAATAACAAAGGTGTAGCTGTCTTCTTTCATCGCGACAAGGCCCTTGAACGTCTGGTACTCAGCTTCGTCCAGGAATGCCTTGATGGTCAGGCTAGTATCCTCATTATCCAGCCATTCGGGACGCATTCGGACAACGAGGTCGTGTAGCTCTCCGACAACATAGGCCATCAGGTCATGGTCGCCCAGAGCCTCGCCAATTGCTTCATCATCGCATTCGACGGGAAAGCTGATGGATGCGGCAAGGCCGTCAAGTTCATCATCGTCTTTGGGGCGGATTACAGTGGCTTTGAGTTTCAAAATACTGGTGTTCATAGTGAAATTTCCTTTTTTGTGTGTTGTGCTTTATCTTTCGACATCTTTAATTGTATTTAATTTGCACGGATGCACAAGGCAAAACTGTGGTAAAGACAAGGCGCATAGAGCTTGTTCCGTCACCAAGCCGGAAAGCTCAAGAATCAATTGCTTTGCTCAAATATGTCATCTTGTGTGTTTTATTGTCATTTATTGTAAATTCATGCTTGCTTTTTGGCGTGAGATGTGCTATTATAATTACAGAAGATGACATTATTATACAGCAAATGACACATCTGAAAGGAGTACACCATGATTTCTGTTAACCTCGCCACGCCCGTGATTTTCTATAAGCAGCTGCCCGGCATCGCTAAGAAGCTGGATGTGGATGCTGATTTTTTGAAAGGCTTTCTCACCAACGCCAGGTGTTATGTCGAGGGTGCCGGAAAAGGTGAAGTGCTTGAGCTGGACAACTCGGCCGACACGATAACGAAAGTTGTCGCAGCCCATGAGAAGCGTTTCTATGGCGCGGAAGCCATTGTGGAATTCGCCAAGAGCAAAGGCGTGGATATTCCTGCACTGAACCATTTTGAACTTGGTGCAGATATCTCTGCCCATGCAACGGAAGACCAAGTTGCCAACATCACTGCATTGGCCGCACGAGTCGAGCGCCTCAATAATCGGTACAAGAGTCTTGCCCGGCTTGAAGCCCCGGACGTCATCCTGATGAACGAAGCAAGGATGGTGCGTGACGCAGTAGAGCAGCTGGAAGATAACAGCGGTACATACTCCCCGGCTCTTGACCAGAACGGGGTTGCCTATCAATCCTTGAAGGATATTGGGTATTCTCTTGTCACCGGTTGGGACAAGTCGGTACTTGAAAAGAACAGCAATAAGGATACGGAGGCCACCTTTCCCAAAGAGCCCGACTTTCAAAGGCTGGCATCGCTGGTCAAAAAAGCCATCGGAACCCGAACACAGGGTAAGTTTGCGTTTCAGGCAGGACTGACTCGTGGGTATATCAGCAGCCTCGTGAATGGCAACGCAAAAGCTCAGCCGACCGAAAATACCATCAAGAAAATTGCAAGCGCAACGGATGCTGTCACGGAGAACGAGCTTCGTATCGCCTGCGGGTATGAGCCCTTGCCTGACGACGGGAAAGACAAGCTCTCTATGCAGCGTGCAAGCATGTCTGATGACGCATGGCAGAAAGACAATGTGGATGCATTCCTCTCTTTTCTGAATGAAACGATTCCAATGTCCACTCCTCTTTCGTCCACTGAAATTCTTCAAGCTCTTTTCAAGGAAAAATACGGCGACAAGAATGACCAGATTCTGCTGGAAAAGGTCTCTGCCCCCGGCACCTATCGTGCGGAAGGTACGGCTGCTAATGTCATTCTACCTATTCGTCTTTGTTGGTTCAGCTTCAAGCGGATGCTGATGCAGACCCTCTATGTGGGACTTATCGGGCATTACAGCAAAAACGATGAGCTGTACATTACCGGATACATTTCTTCTGTGAAAGAGCTGCATGACGCAGTTCCGGCGCTGCGGGGCGGCATTGATGCGGCCTATGACGCGAGTCTGCCGGAGGGAATCGACATCATGAAGTTCCCGGTATTTTACACGGCTTCCAATGTTCAGGAAGCATACAAGCGGGTCCAGCAGAAAATCGTTTCCAAAATTGACGATTACTTTGCCAGCGAAGTGAAGGTTCGCGTTTCCGGCATCGGCTTTTATACCGATACCCTCTCGAATGAAAAGTTTGTGGAATTCATGCGCCTTCATAAAGCAGCTCTGACCGCTCCTTCTGCTCCTATCGAACTCCGGGACATCTATGAAAACGTTGTTGAACGTCACGGCCGCCCTGAGGATTTCCTTGTGGAAAACAGCGACTTTGACTGTAAGGCTTCCGTTATCGCCTATGCGATGAACAATGAGACGATTCTCTGTGCAGGGCAGGACATCTTTGACGGGATGCTGGGCAGCAAAGAAACCGATGCAGAAAATTGCTCTTGCGTTTCTGTCTCTGACAAAGAGTTTGCCCGTCTGCATTCCAAGTTTGGCCTCAAGAGAGAGGACGTTCTGGAAGCTATCAAGGCATACGCGCAGGAGCTCGGTCTGGAGTACGGCCCCGTCAACTATTTCATGATGTGTGACCCGAAATACGCAAATGACCTTGGCGAAGTTGTTCAGTGAGTTGTTCTGAATGCGGCAAGGTGATTCGCTGCCATAATGGATGAGGTGTTTCCTATGACACAAACCGATACCAATACCCGTATTACCGGCCTTGGCTTTTACTTGGATGAAATCGAAAAGCCGATATTTTGCATTTTTCTTGAGAATCATCGTCAGACTATAGATGCCATGAGCGCATCTGCTTCTGTTCGTGCATTTCTTGACCGTATATGTCTCGATAACGGCCGCATTAACTACGATGAGGCGGATAGGCTTTTGGCGAAAGATGAGGATTGTGCTTTGCTCGGTAAATGTCTTGCCTCCGCCCTTAATCACGAATTTGGAGAAGAGTTGCTCTCCTGCCACTATAGCAGCTCAACTGATATTAACCGTCCGTGCCTTATCCTTTTACCTGAAAAAGTCAAGGATGAACCGGCCATAGCATGTGTGCAAAAGGCAGCAAATGAGCTGCTCGTCGATTTCGAGCATGTGTGCCACGACACCCACTAAACAAAAAAAGAAGGCTGCTACCCGTGATGGGCGGCAGCCTTTTGTCTTAAAAAAGGAAATGACTCGCAAATATTATTTACTCGTTTGTTTTTTTAGCTTGTCCCTCGTTTCCATCAGAATAATCCCAAGCCGGTTCTGACCCGGGATGTTCCGGCATTTCGGGCAATGGCAGTTTCCCCAGTAGTTATCGTGCCAACTGGTGGTATCTTCCTCGATTGGCTGCGTTCCCGTTTCGAGGAGACGCTGCTTGAGGTCTTTATTCTGTTCGAATTTAGCCATCACCACGCGGCGCATTACATCGTCCCGGGTTTCGTCCCAGTTGGCAGGGAAAGCCACATGACGGCCAAAATGCTTAGCCGTTGCCGGAGGCATGTCTGAAAATTGTTTGCGCTCTTCCAGCGGAACCTTGTGGCTCTGAAACGCTGCTTCGGCATTCTTGTAACGAATCCCATTCATCACAAATTCGCAAGAATAATAGTTACTCATAAACCAGTAGCGAGGGGTATCTTTTCTGAATCGAATCATACGAATCTCCTATTCTCTATCTCATGCGGCGGTTTTATTGCCGCTGTTCTTTTTCTCTACTGCTGTACTCAAAAGACCATCAAACAACTCAACTGCCGTAGACACAAACAGCTGGCTCTGAACCGAGATTTTTCCCGGCTCCGGAGTCCGCTCTTTCATGTGCGCAGCAGCATTATAAATTGCCGCCAAAACCCCATGCTTCATCAAAACCACTTCTCTGATATCGGGACTTTCAGCGGCAAGGAAGCTGGCGAGGTTGTAGGCCCGCCCAAGCATCGGCTCATCGTACAAAGGAGCATTGCGCTGAACCATGGTAGTATAAACAGCGGGTTGTTTCCCGGAATCGCTGAACCGAATGCCTCGGAATCCAGAATTCAGCTCATACAAAAGCGTGAGGCGTTCGGTCAGAAACACCGCCGTCTCGGCAATTCTCTTTGCCGTTTCATCAGGAAACGGAACGGCATTGTCCTGCTGTGCCGCGTGCAGAATCTTTTTAGCCAAAAGCCGTTTCGCATATTCCTGCACATCATGGTCGAGTTCGTAGTAAATATGGCTTACTGTCTTATTGGTACGCATATGATTACCTCCTGGTTCTCGCTGCCTTTTGCCGTTCGACCCACGCTTCGGCTTCCTCTACCGTGGCATACACTGCCGTCTCACCGCGCCGGGCAATCTGCTTTCGGGCATTCTGTGCCGCCTGCTCACTCTTGTAAGTTTCATAGCCGATATAAGACCCGTCCCAGCGTGCAAGGCAGCAATAATATTCGTGGCTCTTGGCGGGAGCTGCCGGGACAAAGGGAGGTGGTGCCGTTGGCACTGTCTTTGTCGCCTGCGTGGCAGGAATCGGTGTTCCAGTCTTTCTGGCAATTAGATTCTGCTTTTCTGCCATCCAGGCATCAGCTTCCTTCGTATAATAGAAGTACTTTGCTTCGCAAGTATTGAACAGTGAATAATACAGATTCAACATTTCTTTTTCACTGTTGCAGACCTTCTTGCGAGCCAAATTGTAGCTTGCATCGTAGTAGCAGCAGATGAAAGCATCCCCACGCGGTGCTTTCTTCGTCTCATCTTCCTTGTAGTCTGGATACAGCTTGGCGAGGTCTTCTGCCGTATTCTTTTCCGGGTCCAGCGTGGATGCGTCGAACCCATTCGGAAGTTTCCAGTCATGAGAACTGATGATGTCCAAAAAGCTGCTTGCATAGCGCAATGTCCAGCGCCCAACATGGACGAACCCAAAACTTTCAAGACACCGAATCTGTTTCGGGGTAGCCATTCCGCTGGCTCTGCGAGCAATGAGTCGTTTGAGAATTGCAGCGGCAAGGCCCTGAGATTTGATGGCATCCCCTTTTACGCCGTAGCACGAAATACTATCGATGATGTCATCGGAAGGCTCCTGCCTCTCACTCTCAAACATCGGCTGATAATCGTTGAGTTCCGGCGCTTCGATGCTGAAAATGTACTGCAGCGGGTCAACCAATCCTCTCGGCTTTTGACGCTGTGCCTTGAGCTTGCGCTGAATCGTATCCTGCTTTTCGAGTTCACACAGTGCTTTCCGCTTTTCCTCGTCCAGCTCAGTCTGTGCTTCCTCGATTGCCTCAATCAGCCCCAATTCGGGACTCCCGAAATTCTCCTGGCTATTCGAACCGGTGAGTGCCGCATCCGCCAGCATATCGGTGGTCTTTTGTGCCACTTCCGGGTCTTCACAGAAAATATCAGCAGGATGGCAAAGACTATGTTTCTTTGTCAGCCACAGGAAATCCAGCACGAGAAGATTCTTTTTCCCTTCACATAGGCGTGTTCCGCGTCCCACAATCTGCGCATACAGGCTACGGCTCTTGGTAGGACGCAAGCAGATGATACAGTCAACGGTCGGGCAATCCCAGCCTTCCGTCAGGAGCATCGCGTTCGTCAGCGCCTTGTACTCGCCATTGTCAAACCCTTTCAGAACGTCCTTCCGGTCCGCAGACGCGCCGTTGACTTCTGCGGTCTTGAAGTTTCGCTTATTGAGGATATTACACAGTCTTTTGCTGATTCGTACCAGAGGCGTAAAGATGACAGTCTTTCGGTTCTGGCATTCTCGCACAATGGCATCCGCAATCGTGTCCAGATACAGGTCAAGAACATTGCCGAGGTCCTGAGCACTGAAATCACCGGCATTGATATGAACCTTGCTGATGTCTACCTCGACCGGAATTGTCTTCGTGTTAATTTTGCAGAGATATCCTTCCCGAATTGCATCCGGGAGCTTATATTCAAATGCAAGACTATCAAAGATATCAGATAGGGATTTCATGTCGCTTCGGTCGGGTGTTGCGGTCACGCCCAACACTTTGGCATCGATGAAATGCTCGAGAATTCCCTTGTAAGTTTTGGCTGCCGTGTGATGCGCTTCATCAATGATGATAGTCCCGAAATAATCACGCGGATACTTCATTAACCGATTCTGCTTAGAGAGAGTCTGAACACTGGCAACCACGACCATCTTATCGGAATCGAGCGCCGAGCTTTGCGCTTTCTCTAACGCGGTCTCTAGCCCCGTCACCATCTTGAGCTTGTCGCTTGCCTGCTGTAAAAGCTCTTCCCGGTGCGCAAGAATCAAAACGTGTTCACCCTTTGCCACCTGGTCGTTCACGATGCTTGCAAACACAATAGTTTTGCCGGTTCCGGTCGGCATCACAACCAGCGTTTTCTTATTCCCGGCATCCCACTCTCTATGAATCGCCGCAGCAGCTTTCTGCTGATATGGCCGTGGGTCAATCTTCTTTGTTGTAATCATATTTCACCCAAAAAACAAGCAGGCCCGAAATGTGCCTGCCTTACTTTTTCTCAATTTAGTTCATTGCCCGCTGCATCACAAATATAATGCCGGTTGCCAAAACCATAACGCCAATGTCTCTGACAACGGTTCCGACCCGTTTATCATTGGTAATGTCCTGATTCCATTCAAATCCCCAACCAATCATAGCGACACCAACCACAATCAAAATAACACCAACAATCGTTAAGCTTTCTTCTGATAAACCGTACATAGTGCATTTCCTTTCCGCAAACAAAAAAGTCCCGCACAAACAACTCATGCGGGACAACGATAAGATATATTTTTGGTTTATATTTTTCATTGTACGCAATTCGCACAGATTGACAATAGAAAATTACAAAAAAATTCCCGCATGAGCGTCGCTGCTCACACGGGAAAAAATTTCTTAATATTCAGTGCAGAGAACCGTCAAAAGGCTGGAGAAGTAGTACATTGCGATGGTCGTGATTTTCACAGCATCGCTTCCCTGCCCGTTTGCAAGGCGTGTAAAGGTTCCGCCGTTCTTGAGTCGGGTCATGGTCAGGTACATGAGCATATAGGTGTTCACATAGACGTCTGTATATCGCTGACCGTCGTCCTCGTAGCGCTGCGGGATACATTCCTGACTCAACATTTCAATGAGCTGATACCAGGATTTCAGATACAGAGGGCTCTTCGGTTCATTCAGAGCATTCTGAGCCTGCTTCTGGTATTCTTTCAGAGTTTCATCAGTCAGGGGCATAAACTCGACGTTTGCAAATTTGTCACGGTTGTAGTAGAGCCACAGCGTGGCATTGGACAGGTCCATGCAAATACCGGCAAGCTTCTCTGCTTTTTCGTCCTCCAGTTGAGTCACCGGAACGCTCGGGTCATCGATTTCGGCATCTTCGGAAGTCATGTCCACAATCCTGTAGCTGTTCTCTTCTGCCCGAATTTCAGAACTGACGAAGCGCTTGAAATCTTCAACGAGCTTCCGATAAGCTTCGAGCTGAGCATTTTCTTTCTGTTCACTCATAATGTGTATCTCCCTTTTGGATTTCTTATTATATGGATATTGCACTTTTTTGCAAGGGCTTTTAACCCAAGCACCTTTTGCGCCGTTTGTCAATGGCCACAAAATATCAAAGTACTGGTAAAATTAAGGTGGGAAGACGTTCTGGAACCATGAAACACAGGGCCCTGCCTCTTGCTTATGGCTGCTGACTTTTTTTCAGCCTGCGTTCTGGCTGTTCTTCTTGACATCGGCTGCAACCTTCAAGCGGCGTATGTACTCTTCCAGTTCCTCCAGTGTATAGGTTTCTTCCGTCTCAATCGGCTCTTTGGCATCTTTGGGCAGATAGCTTTTCGTACAGACAAACTCAGGGCTCGTTACAGGGCAGTCCAGGACAGTTTCATCGTACAACTCTTTCTCGATGTTGTGGTAGAGAAAGAACGGGATATGCCGCCCGCAATCGTCATCCGATTCTGTCCAATCCGGGAGTTCCTGGATTTCGCGGCCGTATGTTTCATACAATACCGTGTTTGCCCGAGCATTGCCAAGAAGAGTGTTGAACAGCTTAAAGTTTTCTCTCACTTCGCGGCGGAAGAATTTCGGGAGCGAGAACTCCTCGTATTCCAGCTTCGTATCAGAACGTAGATAGTAGCGGTACTGCGCCTCGACCGGCATGAATTCAGTCGTGTTGTTCAGCTCTTTCAAAGCGTTGAGTCGTTCACTCGTTTTTTTGACATTATGTCTTGCAAAGCCCAGATACGCTGAAACCAGAATCATCAGAAGAAGAGCTGCAAGGATAATGACAATGAGCCATTCCTCGCCTTCCATATGCGGCAGGTGTTTCAGAATACTATCCTGGATAGCATAAGGAAGGTCATCGAACCATTCATAGAACCCAATCGGGTCCTGATAAGTATGGGGAGCCATGATTCACCCTCACCGCCATCAGTAAATAAACTTGCATTCCCGGCGTTCCCGGCCATTGCCGCACCAGTAATGCCGCCAGCGGGGGGTTTTGCCTTCCCCATTCTTTTTGTATTCTTTGGCCGCATTCTCACCAACGGTATATGTCTTGACGTTGATTCGCTGTGCCTTTCCCTGAAACACGAATACCGGGCGGTCACGCTTTTTGGAAGTTTCAAGGCGGACATCTGGGTTCTTGCTGGCAAGATAGTTGGCGCACAGGATTGCCAGCCGGACATAAGGTGTGCCGCCGTCAAAGACCGAAGGAACTGCTTCCATCACAGCCGGTACGCTGATACCATTTACTTGCCGCTGCCCTGCTGCCTTTTCCAGGTATTCTTTCGTACTCCGGGTTGCTTCCGTCAAACTCTGGTTTTCTTTGGCCCAGGCAGGCAGAGTCAGGAACGTGAAATCATCGTGGCTGCCCTTAGTGGGGCCGACAAGAACGATACCGAAAGCTGTGGTTTTCTCTTTTTCGTCGAATTCCACATGCACGAACATACCGTTGTAGTCGTAGCTGTCATACACCGGGATAAAGAAATCACGAACCGGGAGTCGCTGCAGGATATCCTGATGAATTGCCACGTCATCCGTATCCATCAGCATTTTCTGAAACTCGTAGTCAAAATCATAGACCGTCTTCGTCTGATTCCAGCAGCCAATGGTAAAGCAGGGAAAAATCTGCGCAGCCAAAACACGCTCAAAACCCGGCGTGTTCATTCTCTGCGCCGCTGTCATGCAGCACAGCATCGCGGACTTGTTGTATTCTTCTAGCGTTTTTCCACACGGGTCACTGAATCCAAAATGGTTTCGGGTTTGTTTGGTAACGGCATTCGCCGTCAATGCGATTCTCAGCTGTTCATTGGTCATTTGCTATCCTCCAAAAGTTTATTTTTTGTCATATGCAAACAGCGCTGGACCATCCCAATGGTGAATTTGCGAGTCGTCAGTACTGTCATGAGCTTGCCTTCATTACCCTTGATAGTTCGTTCCAGAATGTTCCAGGATTCGGTTTCAGGCTTGACATTGGTATATAAGTCCAGCGGAACATACAACCACGCGATTTCACTGTCCCGCATCACGGCATAGGATTGCAGGATTTTATCAATTGCCTCTACGCCGACCTTCCAGCTGGTGATTATGGTCCGGCTGATATCGTATACAATCAGGTGCGGTGCTTCATTTGCTTCCGTATCAACTTCAATGACATGAGCAATATACGGTTTCCCGTCCACCAGCTTATACCGATAAATGATGGACGGGATTTTCTCTCGAATCAATCTGTCATGTTCAAGCGCCAAGTCCGCGTACTCGCCCGTTGCATCAATGATGATGACTCGTCCCTGACAGGTCCTCAGTGTCGCTCTAATTTGCTTGCGGCACCAGGCAGAGCAGCTCTCTTTGTACTCCGTCGAGACAAGAAAGAAATTCCTGCCCGGTGTGATAATGGGTTCATAGCTCATTGTTTATCCTCTGTAGCTTTTGTAATTCATTCACTTTTAATTGTCTGCGATTCGCACAGTTTCGCAACATGATATTGTCTGTGAATACCAGTTATCGGAGTCATAGTCCTTTGACAAAATTCGGGTCGTAGTGGGACAGGACTTCCTCGTTCAAGCTGTATTCGCAGTTGATAGTCGTTGCGTCATCCACATACACGCCTCGGTTTGCGTAGTATATCCCGTCAATGTAAATGGCGAACATAACGGACGGCAGCAGAGCCATTTCATTGACCGCGTAAATCAGGTATTCATCCAGATTGTCCTTGACCACCGCGCTCTTATTGATTTGGGCGATTTGCTGTCCGCCAAGAAATACGGGACAGCATACTCCTTCTTTTCCAAAACCAATTTTGTAGCTCTGGTATTCCTCGCCATACAGCTGCATGGCGATAGAATTGTATCCTTGGAGGAATCCGGTTTTTGTATGGATGACGGAAATCTCGCCTACCGTGCAGTTGTTCTCACGGATAGCAAAAGGGTGTCTCAGAATATCTTTCGTGTTGATGCCGCGCATGTACGCCCTTGCGTCAGCAGCTGGCATGTATTGCAGCAGGAACTTGGAATCATTCAGCCGGATGCCATAACCCTGCCGTAGCAATTTCGGGATATAGTGTGCCTGCCCGATAACGGCCTTGCCTTTCACGATATCGAAGGTGAACTCATATCCTTTCGATTTGGTTTGCTTCACAATCCATTTCATCAAATTATGTGCGCAGGGTACACCGTCTATAGTCGCTTGCGACTTAGGCGGTGAGGAATGCGCTAACCAAGAGGCAATTTGAAGTGTACTCAGTTAGCACAAATACCTTGCTACTCCTTTCTTTAAATGATTAAGATATTTTTTCCCATGCAGAATGCATGGAATCTGCTGCTTTTACAATTTTAAGTTTTTTAAGGCTTGCAGATTTTTGACCGCTTTTCCGGGTGTTTTGAATTCTACATTTACAGCACCCTTTTTATTGGTATGAGTGCTATGCACAACGAGAACTTCTCCGTTGAGAGAGACTAAATCACCCGGATTAAGGTTTACCTTTTTGCGTAATAGAGCGCGATGCCCTGCGTATGTCCTCTTGCCACGGTATCTGTGCAAATTTTCCGAATCCTTTTTGTGGTTACGGTTAATTCTACCGTTGAAGAGTTCTTTTCCAGTAGCTATTTCTCCTGTACGAATGTCAATGTAGCGAGAATCATAAAACTTTTCAAGGATGCGATTATTACGCCTTACCTTTTCATAATGTTCAAACGTACAGCGGCAGTTTGGATGAAACTCGCCCATTGCATACGCATCATTGCTGTGGGTTTTCTCAAGTTGAAGCGCAATGCGCTTTTCTTTTGTCATTGCGCCATAAGTGATGGTGACAAAATCTTTTCCAAAAGCAGCGTAGAGTTCATTGACAATTTGCCACCTAACGGTGTTCATAAAAGCCGCACCGGAAAGGTCGGCAAACTTTACATTTTCTCCGAAGCCATAAAGCTTACCGCTTTTTTGGTGATTGGCAGGTGTATGGCACTTTTCGCATACCGTTAGAAGTTCGTTCAGGCTGTCGCCGTGTCTTCCTTTCCAGTAGAACATGTGGTGCATATGTAAAATGGCACCATCCGCAACTTTGCGTCCACAAACTTGGCAGGTGTAATTATCACGGTAGAACACTGCCTCACGCGAAGTTGCCAAGTTGTAGCGGGGACCTTTCTGGTAGTCTGCTCCCTCAGGAATGGCTTTTCCCTCCTGAATTGCTTTTACAAGCATCGTATCAAAAGAACCAACCTCAACCGTTGCATGAGTAATGGGCATTACTGCACAATACATCTTGACAACGTTGACATTGAGTTCTTTCTTATGCCTCAAAGAAGGAGCAAGCCAACCTTCGCCGCGCTTGCGGTTATCGAAGCGCGGTTTACGGTAGCGCAGTCTATTTCTGCGGGTTCGGCGCAACTTACGACAACTGTCGTGGCAGGCTTTCTCATCCTGTAATGTATCATACTGGGCAGACACATATTCGTGGGATTCGCTTTTTACGCTGATGCCGATGTAGTTGTAGCCCACGTCTTCGCAGATTTCGATGGGTTGTGTGTTCGTTTTGCTGTCATACAGCAGTTGAATAGTAAAAGGATGATGCTTAACGATTTTTGCTTTTCCGTCTTTCAAGAGTCGGCGTACCTTGCCAAGACGGATGGTAGGCATTAAGCGTTCACCACTGTTGCTGAGAACACAAACGCAAGTGCTCATGCAAGATACTCCTCGTATTATAAAGTAGTAGTTATTAAAGTCCCTCTCCAAGGACAAAATGCTACAATAGACAAGGTGCTGTGGATTGGTTTAAACCTCCTACCGCAAGACGGTTTGCGAAAGGCTCCAACCACGGCTCTTTGTTTTTAGTGTTAATCAGTTAGATACCGCCAGACGGTTTATATAGAACGAGGTTA